ATTAATATGAAAACAATTATTGATAAAAATAGCGGTAAATTATTATATGCGGTTTTAGAGGTTGAAAATTTACAATCTAATGAATTGGCTATTGATGAACTTTTAACAGAAAATTTTGTAAATCCTTATTTCAACTTTGAAACTAGAATATTTTACGAAAATGCGACAGAGCAAGAGATAGCCGAAAGCATAGAAATTCCACAAGAGGTTCAACTTTGGCGAGTGCGAACTATCCTAAAATTAAGCGGATTAGAAAGCAATATCGAAACCGCTTTGAACGGATTAGACGAACCGATGAAAACAGGAGCATTGTACGTTTGGAATTACGGTACAACAATAGAAAGAGGGAGTGCAACGGTTCAACTTTTACAATACGTTTTAGGATTGACCGACACGCAAGTTGATGATATATTCATCCAAGCGAATGCGATACAAATATGATATTATTTTTAATCGCATACATATTGCTATTGCCTTTAACGATTGTAAACTTCTTTTTTGTGGATGAGAAAAGCGGTTATTTCAAATCAACTGCGATTAACATCGACAAGTTTGCAAACAGAGAATTTCGTTCAATGTGGAATAAGGTATTAATTAAAAATAACGGTTATCAATTTGGTGATGAAACAGAAACATTGTCATCCGCATTAGGGAAAAACGAAAGAGATGAAACACTAACCGCATTTGGAAAAGTTCTAGTTTGGATATTAGATAAAATAGAAAAAAACCACTGCATAAAAGCAATAAAATGAAAACAACAGACTACAACTTTAGTTTATTAAAAGGCACATTTGAGCCTTTAAACGGAACGCTTTGGCAATTAGGAACGCAGTTAAACGTTGATACTTCAACCGAAATTACTTTGCCTTCCTCTTTTATCTTTTGCGGAACAACGTACAATTCAGCAAGAATTTACAACAATGGATTTATAACTTTAGGTAAAGGCTTGGATAACGGTAGTATTATGGATGCGACTGTGAAAAGTCCTATTTCAAACACCGTAAAAGGATGGGCGTGTGATTATGTTGTTTCAGCTTTTGGCGTTAATTTAATGGCTAATAACAAAAATTCAAGCATATCACACGGACTGAATACAAACGGTGATTTTGTAGTTCAATTTTCAGAGGTTTCAATAATGAATTATTCAGGTACAAAAGTATCATTCCAAATCGTTTTAAAGTTAGATAACACAATCCAATTCGTGTATTCGGATGCAGTCGGTCAAGCTGGAGCAGTTAATCCTCAAATTGGGTTACGTGGTAAAAGCGAATTAGTTAACGGAATTTATACGTACAACGATTGGAACAATAGAAAACTAATCACAGGTAATTGGAATACTTTGGAAGCCAATAGCAATTTACCAAATAATAGTAAAGGAACAATGCCGAGTTCAGCAATGGCTTTTAAAGACACAACGGTATTGCCTCAAAACGGATTAACATTTATTTGGAATTTATGAGAAACGCACTTCATATAGCGATTGGCTTCACCATTATGTACCTGATTGGTTCACTAACAAACTTTGCAGAGTTTACAACTTATAGTAAGATTGTTGGAGTGCCTTTAATCTCTTTAATCGTTGGTGCTTCTATTGGGTTTGCGTGGGAATGGTTACAGTCAATGTTAATGAAGTCATACTTTGATTTTAACGATGTCGGCAGGACTGCAATAGGAACGCTTTTAGGCGGTTTATTCAGTTTATGGATGCCGAACATCACTTTGTTAATTTGGTTAAGCTGTGGGGTTTCAATAGCATTAGTAATAAAAGAATTGAGAATATATTTTAAATGAAGATTTTTAAAGACACTTTAACGGTTAATAATAAATGGAGTCAAAAGCGTTTGATGACTTTCAGTTCGTTTTTCGTAGCTACTTTGTACGCACTCTTACCACTATTTGACAGCAAGTTCGATGTTAAAGAGTTTGTCTTTTTAGGCTTTTTAGGCGCAGGTGGATTTTCACTTTTCAGAACTCAAAAAACAAACGAAAATATTACACAATGAGTTCAAAAGATATAGCCTCTTACTTAAATGAATTGTCCGAGAAAATGGACAGATACGAGCAACACCGATTAGAGTTAAAAAAGGATGTTAAAGCCGTTTCTGACCGACAAAGTGAAATGGTGGTGCTACTTGCTGGAAGTGAATTAAACGGCAAAAGAGGCGTTCTTAATTTAATGGATGAAATAGACAAACGAACAAGAATGTTGGAAATTGAAAACAAATTAATCCAAAAAGATATCGAAATGACAAAGTTTTGGGGAACGACTGCTGTTGGTTTATTTGTTGCGATTATCCTAGTAGCGTTTAATACTTTAAAAGACAGAATTAATGGATAACTCATATTTATTTTTCGTCACAATGGTTTTAATAATGTGCATAATTTTAATAACAGACAATGAAACTAGATAAAAGCGGTTACGATTTGATAAAAAGTTTTGAGGGTTTAAGTTTAAAACCTTACAAATGTTCAGCAGGTATAGCCACTATCGGGTTTGGAAATACGTACTACGAAAATAATGTAAAAGTGCAAATGTCGGATGCTGTAATTACCAAACAACGAGCAGAAGATTTATTAAAATTAAATGCCGATAGGTTTGCGGTTAAAGTTTCCAATATCGTACATAAACCAATTACTCAAAATCAGTTCAACAGTCTTGTTAGCTTTGCTTACAATTTAGGTTCGGGGGCATTAGCTTCTTCTACCCTATTAAAATTGGTTAATATCAACCCTAACGATGCTATGATAGCAAAGGAGTTTCTTCGTTGGAATAAAGCTGGGGGTAAACCAATTCAAGGTCTTACAAACCGCAGAATTAAAGAAAGTGCTTTGTACTTTACAAAGTAAGTTATTCATAATCATTATAAATAATGATATAAAGTAGTGAACTTAACTACTAATTTCGTACGTTTACCTAACTAAAACGACCGCTTATGGCTTCTCAATGGAAAATTTACGATAATGAAATTAGAAATTGCTTAAATAATAATCCCGATTTACCCAATGTAAAAGTTGCAAGGGATGTTTTCAAAAAGAATAACAAAACCCCCAACACAAGCGAAGTCGAAGAACTTTCAAGGTACATTTTAAGAAATAGAAACCGCATAACTTTAAGCGAATATAACCAGGGCGTAATTGATGCGTGTGATAATTTAGGAGTTGACCCTTCCACTACTCCAATGCTTTGGTTAAAATCAAAAAATGAAAGTATTAGGGTTACAAATCCTTTATTTGTTAAACAGGATGAAGTACTACTTTCAACTTTGCGTGATAATTTAATTCAAGACTTACAAGAGTACGTTCCGAAGTTCCCAAAATTGGAACGCATCGAAAATACTGAAAGTTATTTGCTTGTAATAGACCCAGCCGACATTCACATAGGTAAACTATGCTCCGCTTTTGAAAGTGGCGAAACTTATAACAATCAAATAGCAGTACAAAGGGTTTTAAGTGGTGTACGTGGCATCTTAAAAAAGGTTTCGTCTTTCCATATTGATAAGATACTTTTCATAGGCGGTAACGATATTTTGCACATTGATAATCCGCAAAGAACAACTACAAGTGGAACACCACAGGACACCGATGGAATGTGGCACACTAATTTTCTAATCGCTAAACAATTATATGTTGATGTATTAGAGTTGCTTTTAACGGTTGCCGATGTTCATTTTACTTTCAATCCTTCAAACCACGATTACACAAATGGCTTCTTCCTGGCGCAAGTGATTGAAACATATTTTAAGAACTGCGAGAATATAACTTTTGATTGTTCAATAGCACACCGAAAGGCTTTTCAGTATCATAACAATCTTATTGGAACAACGCACGGAGATGGTGCAAAACAAATCGATTTACCTTTATTAATGGCTGTTGAATATCCAAGCGAATGGAGTTTAACCAAACACCGATATATCTATACTCATCACGTACACCATAAAACTTCAAAGGATTACATAGGAATAACGGTTGAAAGTTTAAGAAGTCCAAGCGGTACAGATAGTTGGCATCATCGTAACGGCTACCAACACGCCCCCAAAGCTGTTGAGGGTTTCATCCATTGCAAAGAACACGGACAAATCTTAAGAATTACACACATTTTCTAATGAAAAAGCACACACCCGAATACAGAATTAAAAAGATAATGAACTTCTACTACAACAGAGGTCAAAATCGTGAAAGCGTTAATGAAGTTTATAGAAATTTATTAAAACTAAAATTCAAAATAAATGGCTGATATATCAAAATGCAACGACAGTCTTTGTCCATCAAAAGATTACTGTTATAGGTTTACTGCTCCAGAAAGTTTAATATGGCAAAGTTATGGAGTGTTCAATCGTGAAGATGATGCTCATAACTGCGATATGTTTTGGAGTAATGGTGTTGATTCTGAAAAATGCAAACTCAATGGCGTTAAACGTGAAGGAGAGGGTTGCAATTTAGATTACTGTACTTATCCAAAGTGCGTACAAAGTGATTACTGTCCTAAATGTCATCAAACAGATGGAGTGCATAAGATGGGGTGTGAAACAAGAAAAATAAATATAACGCTATGACACCAAACTATCTATTTGACAAGTACAACCGATATTGGTTAAAAATCAACGGAGTTTACACTTTAGTAATTAAGAAAAACGAACTTTATATAAACAAAAAATGATACACAAATCAACTAAAATTCTACTAATCGAAACGGCTTTGGCTATTATAACTTTTTTGTTAATGACTTCCTGCTCAGCTAGAAAAGTGAATAAATCCACAACCGAAACAATGGAAACGGCTAAAACAGAAATAGTAACGTTAGACAGTAGTAAAACTACAACTAAAGTAGATACTAACGAAAATTACTCTCAAAACGAAGAAGAAGAAGAAATTACCTTCGTTCCTGTTGATAATTCAAAACCGATTACTATAAACGGTAAAACTTATTTTAACACTATTTTAAAGAGCAAAAAAAAGAAGTCTAGTACTAATATAGTAAAAGCGGTTAAAGTTGCTCAAATCAAACAAAAAGCAGTTAAAACAAGCGCAAAGGATGAAAGTTCAAAGACTGCAAAGCAAGATATTAAAGTAATTGATAAAAAAGCAAATTACTTTTGGTTGTTTTGGTTACTGCTTTTAATTCCTACTTACTTCCTTTTGCAAAAGTTTAAAGATAAAATTTGGTTTATTTAGTCCCAATTATAGATTAAATTTGGGACGAAATTAAAAACCCCTAGCTATTGATTTAGACTAGGGGTTTTTTTATTAGTAACTTATAAGTTACTTATTAATCCGAAAATATTACGGTATAGTACATCCTTTGAAATTCATCATATCGTATTGATATCCCTATTCTTTTATAATCCGCAACGAGTATCGTGTCGTGTGCTGGACTATTTATCCAAGCTATTAAAACATTTTGATTAGTTTGGTAATTGTATGCTAATACCTCTCCAACTTTTGTACAATGAAGAACTGAAATAATATTCTCAAACCTTTGATAATTATTATCGTGTGAAATGATATTTTTGCTAATCATATAAAAGTTGTGCTGTTCACTTTTAAAAGATATGTGGTTATTTAAGGTTAAAGTATCTAATCCAATGCTATCCCTTAAATGGTTTATTAAATTTGATAATTCAATTTCCTTTGGCGTATAATTATAATCTTTTACTTCTTGTAATTGTTCCGCTTGTGGTTTTGAACAAGCTGTGAGTAATAATAGTATTAGTATGTACTTCATAAATTAGGGAATATTAAAATTTCTTCTTCTTCGATTTCGTTTGGGTTCATAGTTTTACTAATTGTATTTTATCAAATTTGTCTTTTGTTACTAAATATCCGAGAGCCTCATAAAGTTTTAAATAACGATATACTGTTCTATTGCTTACGTTTAAATACCTTCCGATTGTATGCATATTTCTCGGCTTGTCCTGGAGGAACTGCATAAGCCTAATGCAACGATACATTTTGTGTTGGTTCATAGTTAATAAAGGCTAAAGGTTGAGTTATCTAATTCAATGGTAATGTCGTTGTCTAAAAAATCTAAAACAATTCCTTTAAACTCGTAAACCTTACCGAACTCATCCAGCATCAAAAACTTAATATCGTTTTTAATGTTTCGCTTAATCTTTGGTAATAATTGTAAACCAAAAAGTTTGTTTAGTTTGTCAGCTAATTTTTTACCATTTATAGAAGTCTTAAATTCATCCGTAAAAAGTTGCTGCTTATCATTAGCAGTTTTTATACATTCATCCCAAAAGGAAATTATATCCTGGTCATTGTAATTGTATTGTAATAAACTGCTATTAATTTCTGTAATTCGTTCTAGTATATTCATAGTAAATAAGGTTCTATTTTATCAAATGGTAGTTTCTCATATTTTAAGGTGTCAAGCCAAAAGATTGTAACCTCATAATCATTCTCTTTTTTCTCGCATCCGGAAAGCCTAAAATCCCGATTGCTTTTACTCTTGAAAGTCTTTACCGTATCCATCCCAAACTTTGACTTCAAATCCTTGCTTTTTAATTTCATCGTGTCTGTATTTTTGTAACGTTGATAATTTGCCCTTTTCCTGTTTAACTTCGATAAACATCGTTTCGCCATTTCGGAAACAAACGAGATCGGGTATGCCATTTAAATTTGTCTTAATAAGTTTTACGCAAAGCCAATTCTCTTTTTGTAACTGCGCTATTATTTTGGCTTGTATTTTGCTTTCTAGCATAATCTCTTTTGAATAAGTCGTTTGTATAATCTTTTTTCTTTTGTACCGATGCGTAAATTTTGCTCTCTATTCCTCCCTCTGAAAATATCCAGTACACATCGTTTGACTTTCTGTCCATCGTAGTAAGTCGGTCACGTGATTGCCAATAGCTAATCGCTGAAAAGTCAATGTTGTAATAAATCAAATACTTTGCTTTTGCTAAACTTATACCTTCCCTACCCGATACAATTTGTAATGCGATGCTTTTATCGGTGGTGTTAAACTCATTTAAGTCGTTAGTAACACTACTTTTTAAAATCAATTTTAAAGCGTTGTATTCCTCAACAAACTTGTAAAAGATTGCTATCTTTTGACCTTTGAACTTATCCGCTATAAACATCGCCTTTGACAAATCAATTACCTTACTGCTCCCATCCTCAAACTTGCACGTACCACTATAAAGCTGGTGCAACTTCTGTTGTAACTTTACCGAAGTATCCGCTAAAATTGTTTGCCCTTCTTTGTTGGTTACCACTAAATCACTTTGTAGTCTTTCGATTATCTTATGTGTAATCGGTTCGATGTCGCAATACAAAATATTCTCATATACTTGCGTTTCAAAACCTGCTTCAATTTGTGTTAAGGTTAAAATGTAGTAGCGTATTAAATGCCAAAAGTCTTTCTTACGTGCTTTGCTATAATCATTCACTTTTGCATATCCTAAATTCCTTGTTTCAACATCAACGTAATCATTTGCCCATTTGTAAAAGTTAGCCTGTTTAAATGGCGAATGATTGCTTACCCAAAATTGGTGATACCATTGTGAATAACCTTCCGCAGTTGGAGTACCTGATAAGAATATCATAGGTAAATCGCCAAACATCTTTTTAAATAGCTTTGCTGTTGTGTTTGGTTTTGGGTACGCTCCAAATCTGTGATGCTCATCGTGAATGACTAAATCAAAATCGCCTATTACCTTATGCAAACTCTCATCATTAGCGACTGTTAACTTAAAGCTGTAATTCATAGCATCGTAATCACTTTGAATGGAAGAAAACGCTCTAATTTTAGTTAGGAATAATACATTTTTTGCACCGTAATTTTCAGCAGTCTGCAAAGCGGTTAATGTCTTGCCTGTTCTCACTTCCATCGCCAGGTAAACAATGTGTTTCATTTGCAGTATTTCGGAAGCATCCTTTGCTAGTCTTATTTGATATTTACGTAATTCCATTACACCCCTTCTTTTAAGTCAATACAGTATTTAAAAGCATCTTCATAAGTGTCAAAGCAAAAAAAGTTAAAATCAATTAATTCATCTTCTATATCTTCAACCGCTGTAATTAAAAAATCCTCAATTTGAATGTCGTTTTTTGATACCAAAATATCTTGGTGTTGATTTTCATAATCTGCATCTTTCCAAGATTGAAAACAAACTACTACCATTCCTTCTCTTGTATACAACATATCATTAACTATTGTGGCATATTCCCCTAATAATTTTTCTTTACTTATATCAAATGTTGGAATATCTCCCGCTTGATTTTCATCACTAAATGTTATTTTTGCCATTATTTCTATTTATTAATTGTTAAAAATCTATATCGTTTACTTCTACTAATTCACCAGTCTTAATCGTAAACCATTGTAAGCCGTTTGAATTTCCGCTTAAATATTCTACATCAATAAACTTGCAGTATTTCTGTATCCAAATATTGAACTTCTTACGAGTTAAGAATTTTTGGAAATCTTTGTACTCGTTCACAAAATTGTTAAACGCTACCTGTTTATCTATGCGCTCGTTTCTGTCGCAGTTGTCAGGCTCGTGGATCCATTCGTAAAACTCCATACAAGTTTCAGCAATGAATTTTCGCATCTTAATATTTTTAGCGTTCTGTTTAACCAATCCATTCTTTAAGAACTTCTGTAAACAGTCAACCATATAATTATCGAACTTTTGAAAATCAATCAAATCCCAATCGTCAAACAACTGTCTGCCGAACTCATCCTCTGGAGTTAATTTACTACCGTAGTACTGCGCAATTTCAACCTCAAACCTTCTTCTGTCGTGGCTGTTACCTTCCCCTTTGATTGCGTAGTTAGTTGAGATTATAAGTTTAGGGCTGTCGTGTACATTCAGTTTTATAGCATCTTTATTTTTACGTTCTAACGTTAATCCTTCCGTAACTAGACTAAATTTTTCCTCAAATGAAAATCCTTTCGCTACATCGTCAAATACTAAAATCTTTGTGTCGAGTGATACGGTTTGATAAGCGAATGACTTTTTACCATCGAATAACTTACCATCGATAATTGATGTTTTTCTAATTTGAGCAACACCTTGAACAAATACACCTTTTCCTGTTCCTCCTTCGGGGTTTTCGCTTATAACCTCGTCATTAAGGATAACAGCTTTGTTATTTGAACGATTTTTGTAAGTTGATAACAAGTATCCAAGTACACATTCAACTGCAAATGGCTCGTTATTGGATATGTTGTTTACAAATCTTTGGTAATCGTTTTCAAATTCCTCAATCTCAATGAAGTCACGTTCTAAAATATGATCGTTCCAAATGTAATAGCCAACATCAATATAATCGATTAATCGAAATTCATCTTTGGTTACTTCCAGTACTCCATTTTCATAAGGAATATAGCTTTTGTCTTTTGTGTCTGCTAATATTGCTAAATCGATACTCTCTAACATCACAAGAAACTGCTCCGAAAATAAGTAAGCACAATTTGCACAATGGTTCCAAACATTAAACTCTTTTTTTGCCATTAAGTAATCCAGGACAAAGTCTTTGATAATGTCAACCGATGTGGTTTTTACTTTGTTGGAATTAATAAACACAAATGTTGACTTTTGAGCATCGTTTGGATAGTGCTTTTTAAATCCGTTACGCTCCAGGAATAACTTGTATCTCAAAGGCTCAATCTTAATACCTCCCTTCTTATCAATAACCCAAAAATCTTCGTGGGTTTCTTCTTCCTTTAACTCGTTGTAAACATCCTCCTCAATGTTGTACTTTTTAAGTACTTCATCTTTGCCATTCTTTAAATCAATCTTAATAGCTTTGATTTTATTATAATCTTCAAAGAACTTGCTATTAAACTGTCGCAATCTGTATGCGCTTTTAATAGTGGTTTTAGCCTCTCTTTCTGAAAATTCGCCTATGACTACATTATTTAAAATATAACCTTCTGCATTACCTTCATTTATTCCGTACTCACAGAATGCTCCTGCTAAATCAAATATAAAAGCGTTGCGCTCCCCTTCTTTGAAATCCTTGCTCCAGTTGAAAGCCATTATCTTTTCGATAATCTTATCTTCATCGCTTATTGGAACCAAAGGCGCTTTCTCTTTTATTTCATATCCTTCATCAATTATTTTAGCATCAAAATTCGTAGCATCATAATTCACGTAAATATTTGGATCGTAGCTTTCAAAACAAACACGGTCAACATTACAGTTGGAAATATCGAAGTAGTCAAAATTAAATTCCTTTTGAAATGCTTTGAATATTTTAGGGTGCGTTTCCTTTGTTGCTTGTGGAATTTTTACAACTCCTTTTATTCCGTTCCCTGAAGGCGATATAAATAACAATAAGAAATGTGGGTTTTCTTTTAACAGCTTTAAGTGTTCATTCATAACCGCATCATTCTCGTACTTATCAAAATCCACAACCATTAAACCTGAATGTTTAACAAGTGATTTGGAATTACGTTCCGAAAACTCTCCAGCAAACAAAATAGAGGGAAGCTGCGTTTTAATGGCGTTTCTTAACTCCTTTGTTTCTGCTGTACGTATTCTATTTATTAAGTCTTTAGAAGTCCCCTGCTGTATCCTTTTGATAATTTTTTCAATAGGTACAATAAAGGGTACATCCTGGGACTTAAATAAATCTTTAAATACTGATACATTCATAATTTTTGTTGTTATAGTCAACATAGTGAACATTAATTCCTTTTTTATATACCCCCCACGATTTTTCAATAGGTAAAAAATAAGGGGGGGGGTACTTTTCTCTAAAAAATGTTTGCTATGTTGACTTTATTAGTATTAATAAGGGTTCAAAGGGTAAACATTAGAAGTCTAAATCTTCACTATCGTCTGAAACGTTGACTGTTTCTTCAACTAAAACCTGTTCAACCTTGATTAAATAGCTTTTTAGATAGCTTTCTAAAACGTTAAAGCATTCATCCGCTTGGATTGCTTCATCGGTTGAAAGTGATTTTTCAAAACCAAATTCAGGAGTGAAGAATTTAACTGCTCCTTTTTTACCTTCCAATGCTTTGGATACTGTAATCCATTCATCCGCTAAACGGTTTCTAGTTTTTTGCGTAAAGTCACCCCATTTTTGAACTGCGGATCCTTTAAGTTGCAGGTTGGCTAATTCGCCATTTTCAAGCATTATGTAAATGCTTTTAGTATAATGACCTCCAGCAGCAACAACCTTGTCTTTAATGTCTTTATAAAGACCTTTAGCAATCTCATTCCCTTTGAATGGTTTGACAGTCATTGCCTCCTTTGAAATGTATTTCACTTCATTAGAGAAGATACTAGAACTACTTGCGTCATTCCATCCTTTAATGGTGTGTAATTCATCCAGGACTAAAAATTTAAAAGGTAAAGCAACTTGTACTTTCTTTTGTTCTGCTTTGTCGTAATACTCAAAACACTTGTCATTTGATTTCCAATCTAGGAATTTAGTAGCTGGGTTGCTTTGCGGTGTGGCAAATGCCTGTCTGCGGTTTGATGTTGTTTCCATCTTAAAAATATTTATTTATGGTTTAAAATTAGAATGCTTAAACCTTGCATTTGTTGTTAAAAAAAAGCCTCATCAATTCAGCGGTAATGTGGAACACGCTTCGTTGATAAGACTTGGTAATGTCGTTTCAATTTGTAACGTGTTCCACTTCGTTACTATAAAGCAAATCTACAAAATGTTTTTCAATTAGTAGTGATATTCACTACCTATTTTTTTATTTTTTTTACAGTTTACTTAAAGGAGTATAATTTAAACGGCTTTCGTAAGTTTCAATAGTCCTGGTGACATAGATCACTTCGGGTATTAATTCCGCTCTGCTGGACTTATCTAATACAGAAAGCATTTGCTCGTGGTCTAAATTGTATCTAAACTTTCCATCCATTACAGTTGGTCTTAATTTCCGTTTCACGCATCGGTATTGCAATATGTCAATAGGGATCCCGTGAATTGCTGAAATCTCTTTTAGGGTGTACGGCTTTTCGGGTGCGTTTTTCATAACACTACTTCTATTTCGTTAATAAATTCATCGTTGATTAACTCATCGCCTGGTGATTCCGAGTAACCCATATAATACCTTTCTACTTCTTCCTGTGTTTTCATAGTTATTTAGTTTAAGTACTCTAGTAAGTAATCATATTTGAAATCGCTATTACTGAAATCTTCAAGCTGTTGCAATGTCATTTCAATTCCATTACATTCGCCACTTACGATATAAGCATCGCAGTAGTCAGGATAGTCGTTATGATCTATTCCTTCCCATTCTAAATTTGTGTACTTGTCCATTAGAATAAATTATTAAGTTGCTCCATTGGGTTCATAAACATCGCATCGAGTAAGTTTGGCTCATCATTCAAAAGCAACTCATCTATTTGCTCTTTACAGTCTGTTATACTTTCGCCACTTCCTGCATAAGTTTCTCCTTCATCTAGGAAGAAGCTGTACATCATATTTTTAGGAGCGTAACCTGTACCATCTTTTGCTATTATGTGATTTCTATATTCCATTAGATTAGTCTTTTGTAAGCGTTACACATAGCCTCGTTGTTTGCGTAGTAGATGGATTGTACTTTACTTCTTCTTCTTGGTGTACTTCCCAATCATTAACGATGTCTTGAAATAGTTGTTTAGCTTGGTTTAACTCATTTTCTAAATAAGAAACACGGCTTTGCAAAGTCAAAATTTGGATTGCTTGAAATTTGATTAAATCGTTCATAGTTGATAAATTTTTAGAGTGATAAAAAATATTGTTATTATTATGGTTATTGTGATTGCTACTTCTTTGGCTGTTTTAAATATGAAAGCCAATTCTTTTTTGTCTTGGTCTGTCATAGCTTTAAGATTTCGATTATTGTTTGTCTTAATCTTTCGCTTATATGGTCGAACTGCGTGTAATGTTCTACTCCTTCCGCTTCGTTGTCACGATTGAAAAAGTCTTCAACCGCTTTGATGACATCAGAACTCATTACTGTCGATGTTTTAAAGTTGTTCTAATATCACAAAGCACATTAGCTGTTGCGTTAAAACCTGCTCCCCTGCATCCAATTATTACGTGGTCTAAATCATTGATTGCTTTTTTAATAGCATTCTCTGTAATATCGATTGCATACTCGATAGGCTCAAAATCATTTTCTTTTTTTGCGTATGTAAGGCACTCGTTTAAATCGGTGCTTTCAAATGCAGTAGTGTCAAATTCATCCGTTGGATTGTTTTTGTACTTGGTTTGGTTCTTTGTCATCTTATTAAATTTCGTATTCGGTTTCTAATTTCTGTTTGCGTTTCTGGTCTTTCCTTCTTTGGTTTGATAGTTACTCGTTGAAGGATTGCGAGTGCTTCTTTAATTGTTCGGAGTTCATCAGGCGTTACCATTGTTTTGACGATTTATGGTTTGTTTGATAATCTTTAAAACCATTGGTTGATGTTCTTCGGGGATGCTCCAACCTCTGTAATTGCTAAACCAAGTATTTCTTATTGTTCCAAACTTGGTATTTATTGTTTCGTGATTTGCTATCTCGGTGATAAGCTTTGTTTTGTCCTTAATGCCTACGAATAGGGTTTTAATGGTTTCAATTTGAGCTTGTTGTTTTACTAATGGCATAAAGTGTTTTGTTAGTTAATAATCGTTTATCGGTTTTTTTTGTCTTTTAATCGTTAAATTCACTACTTTAAGAATTGCTTATTCAAATAAGTTCTTATATTTGTGTTGTTGTTGTTGTTGTAAGACTTAACAAAGATACACAGAATTGTGTATTAACAAAATAAATATACACAAAATTGTGTTATTATATGTTATTTATAATGATTTTAAATAAAAAGTATTGATTATGAATGCATTAGAGTTAAGAGAAAAGAGAAAAGAAAAGGGGTTGACTCAAAAGCAGTTAGCGGAATTGTTATGTATTTCAAGCAATACCATAATAAATTGGGAGCGTGGCGAAGATGAAATCCCAGAACTAAAGAAAACTTTATTAGAAAATTTCTTTAATGGGAATACACAAAATAGTGTAATAGTAAAGGAAGATGAGTTCACTACTTTAATAGTAGAGAAGTTATTTAATTCGGATAATTTTAAAAATAGGCTCCTGGAGTACATTAAAGAGAATGCATCCAATATAGGACAGGAAGAAGCGATAAAGTATGAGGCTTATTTAATGGATTTCATTAAAGATCAGGAACGCAACAAGAAGTAAGTTCAGGTTTTGTTTCTGTTGGTAATCCTTTAATAAACGTTTAAGCATTTTCAAAGGGATTTTCTTTTCGTCATAAAGGCGTTTAATCATTACCAAGTAATTAAGGCTTGTGAACATAGTAAGGTTTTTTTTTCGGGTGCAAAGGTATAAAACAATCGTTAAAAGGTAAAATAATATGAAAACAATTACTGATAAAATTTTTGATGTCATCGAAGCGTTGAAAGCTAAAGGGCAAATTCGGTTCTATTCCGACATTTACACCCCTCTTGGAATGAACAAAGGTAACTTCAACAGCGTGAAAAATCGCTCCTGGTTATTCACTTTGGCCCAAGTGGAAACATTCATAAACCATTTTAACGTTAATGCAAACTATATCTTTAAAAATAGTCCTAAAATGTTTGATAACACCCTTACACAAATATTACACAAAACAACCGAAAAAGAACACGCTGAAAAAATATAACTAATTGATAATTAATAATATAAGTTTTTAGAAATAGTAATCAGAGTTTCCCTCTTTCTCCGCAAATAATCGGGAAACGTACTAACAACACGGCTTCCCGATTTTTTATTCCACATCGTTACACAAATATTACACAAATGGCTGTTACTTTTTCTATACCAAAAATCAATAAAACAAAGGATAAATGGTACGTGCATTTCAGATATAATAAGAAACAATTCCGCTACCGTTTTAACTTAAATGAAATCGATAACCTAGAAAAGAAAGAAATGGAATTTGATGTTTTATGCGAACTGCTATACGAGAAACTTAATAAAGGTTGGAATCCAAATATAAAAGAAATTCCCGAAACGGGAACTAATTACACTATTAGCACAGCACTCGATTTCGCCATCGAAAAGAAACGACCTAACATCGCAAAGAAAACAGCATCAGGATATGAGGGGACAATTAAGTTTATAAAGAAAGCTGTAAAGGCATTACGATTGAATGATTTACCTATTACCGAAGTAAAGCGGGTTCATATTAAGACTATAATGGAGAAAGCACAATCGCAACGCTCCTGGACCAATAACGCCTACAACAAGCATTTAAACCAATTAAAAGCGGTATTAAGTGAACTAATCCAATACGATATTATCGAAGCTAATCCAGCGCATAATATTAAGAACCTTCGAGTTGAAGAAAGTATCGCCCATATTCCTGCAACCGATGAACAAATGAAACTTATTAAGAAAGAGTTGTTGCACAATCACTATAACTTTTATATTTATATCTTAATCATTTACAATTTAGGAATAAGACCAACCGAGATTTTAAGTATAAAGCTTTCTATGATTGATATGGAAAGGGATTTAATAATACTACCGCCTAACATCACCAAAGGCAGAAAGAAATATCGAACGCTCCCAATTACAACCCAGCTAAAAGAGTTCCTTATAAGTTTGCAATTTGAAAACTTACCAAAGGATTATTATTTATTTGGATCCTTTCGGGAAGTTGGCAAAGGTAACATTGGAAAGCACGTTGACTTCATCCCTGCTCCTACTCAACTAAAAAGAGATACAGCGACAAAACGTTGGGAAAAGATTGTTAAGATAGGATTGAAGATAAACGTAACGATGTATTCGATGAAGAAGTACGGAGCGAATAAGAAAGCCGAAGCTGGTATTTCCATTGATGCAATTCAAGGCACGTTTGGGCATAGCAAGAAGGAAACTACTTTAATCTATTTGACTAAACAGAATGAAATTAACCGTAAAGAGATAATGGATAAATCACCTGAACTGTAAATCAAAAAATCCCCAACTTCCGAAGGGGATCTAATGACTATTAACCAAATAATTAAACTATGAAAGTACGAAGATAAAAAAAAATAATTAAATAGTAGTGAATGTAACTACTTTTTTTATATATTTGTTAGAAATAATATTTATATGGTAGTCGCAAAGTTACTAATGTACGGTTTGACAGATGAAGATGAGTACTTTGTTGACTTCTATTTTAATATAAACCAAGTGCAGGGTTGCTTTGTAAATGAAGATGGGTATTTGGGTGTAGTGTTAAGCGGTCAGATTTACGAGTTAGATTTTTCCGAAGGGTTGTTCGCAGAGATTAAAAGTGTTTTGGCATTAAAAACTTTAGGATTTAACTAATGTTAGAGGAACTAGCCAAAAAAGACAAGCAATGGCGCAGGATAGCATTTAACATCTGTAAGGATAAAATGTTGGCAGATGATTTAACCAATGATATGTATCTTAAATTATACAAAGTAGATAAAGAGATTAACGATTTCTATGTAATAGTTACTATAAAAAATTTATTCCTTCAACATATAAGAAACGATAAAGCATTATTAAAGTTAAATGATGTTGAAAATTATATATTATCAGCTGACCCATTTGAACCGGATGATTACCAAGCCGAGATATTAAAAGAAGTTCATTGGTTAGCAAAAGGCTATTTAGAATTGCTGCACGATAATTCACTCCGGCAAGTATCTAAACAATTAAAAACGGATGTCAATTTCATTCATAGAACCGTAACCAAAGAAAGAGAAAGATGGGTAAAAAAATAATAGTAAAATCCAGTGGGGTTGGAACAACTATTGCAGAAGTTATAAAAGCTACAAAGTTAGATGTATTCGTTAAAGGTGTAGACTGCGGATGTAAGGACCGGGAGAAGAAAATAAACGAACTATTACCATATCGATTTAAGGCACGATGTTTAACAGAAGAAGAATACAAACAATGGAATGATTTTAAAGAGCGCAGCATCCCTTTTAACAAAGAAACTGTTATTTGGATATGTGAGTTATATGCTTCGGTGTTTAATAGATTAATATGGTTACCACAACCGCAGGAATCACAAAAGCCATTATATAAAATGATTGATTTGATTGACAAAGTATTTGAACAATATTAACCAAAAATGAAACAAAATGAAAAAACTATTATTATTAAGTGTAGCCGGATTGTTATTCAGCTGCTCAACAGACCAAGCTAAAACATCAATAGCACCCAATGGAGATTGTAATTGCAGAACGGAGTACTATTTAATTTATCCTGCCCCTGGAGGGGAAAGTATGATAACCGAGTTTATGTTTTCGGAACAGAATAACGCATTTGATTGCGTGAACGACACTTGGGGAATTATGTATGCAGTATCGAATCAAAACTATAATCACGCTAAAGTAGTATGCGAGTAAAACAAATAAGTAGACCAGTTTACAATCAGTTAAGAAGTGATTTAGCTTTAAGCAATCCAATACCTAAAGCAATATTCTTATCTAATGATAACTATAAAAAACTATGTAAGGAATTAGGACACAAGGTAAAGGTATCCTGTGGTGTTAAGATAGCGAATTATTATTTAAATTAAATCAATTAATTGATTTGTATTGATTATGGATAAAAGAAAATTTAACGGTGGTAATTCAACAAAAGCAACAAAGCCAAACGATTTAAGATTGTCAACTAAATCAGATAATCAAAAGTTGATTGAAAACATAAGTCCATTTAGCGAACAAGCACACGATGTTTTAGGCAACGCAATAAAAGGTGGCGAACGCTGGGCAGTAGAATTATGGTTTAAATACTTTTACGGAATGCCTACCCAAACAATAAATCAAAGCACAGATTTAAATATCAACGATTTTAATCTAAAGGAAGTATTAAAATTTGATAACCTTAAGTAGTAAATATTATCCTTTAGTAGAAAACGAAACAAGGTATTTCATTATAACAGGAGGGCGGGGTTCTTCCAAATCTTTTGGAGTTGCATCTTATCTTTGTGGATTATCTTTTGAAGCTGGGCATAAAATACTATTTACTCGGCAGACAATGACATCTGCACACCTTTCAATCATTCCGGAGTTTCAAGAGAAGATTGATTTAATGGGATTAAATCCTTTATTTGAAGTTAATAAATCCGAGATTAAACATAACTATTCTAAAAGTGAAATAATCTTTAAAGGGATAAAGACTTCAAGCGGAGACCAAACCGCAAATCTTAAATCATTACAAGGTGTTACAACTTGGATATTAGATGAAGCAGAAGAACTTGTTGACGAATCCGTATTCGATAAGATAAACCTATCCATTAGACAAAAGGGAAAACAAAACCGTATTATCTTAATCTTAAATCCTGCAACAAAAGAGCATTGGATTTATAAAAGGTTCTTTGAAAGCGTTGGAGTTCAGGAAGGATTCAATGGCGTTAAAGACGATGTTACTTATATTCATACTACCTACCTAGATAACATTGATAACCTAGATGAAAGCTTCATCAATGAGATTGAAAGAATAAAAATACATAACCCAAAGAAGTACGCTCATACAGTAATGGGCGGATGGCTTGACAAAGCGGAGGGTGTTGTTTTCTCGAATTGGAATTACGGAAGGTTCAATCCGGATAACTTACAAACTTCCTTTGGGCAGGATTACGGATTTAGTATTGATCCTACAACACTAATTGAAGTTGCTATTGATAAGCGTAAAAAGATTATCTACTGCAAAGAACATCTTTACAAAGCTAAATTAACCACAACAGAAATAGCACACGTTAATAGAACGGTTTGTGGTAATCAGTTAATCATTGGGGATTCAGCAGAGCCACGTTTAATAAGCGAATTACAATCGCTAGGTTGTAATATTATCGGAGCAGAAAAAGGCGCAGGTTCAATTACTCACGGAATCGCTTTGCTACTAGACTACACAATTATAGTAGATGAAGATTCAAGTAATTTAGGGAAAGAGTTTAACAACTTTGTTTACACCGATAAGAAGTCGAGTTTATACATCGACGATTATAACCACCTTATTGACCCATTGCGTTATGTAGTTACCTATCACTTATCAGGAAGCTACGGAATAGAAATTCTTTGAAACAGAATCGGGTTTTTTGTATTTAATAAATATGAAAGTAACATTACCCGAAAGCATCAACGATATAACTTTGGACCAATACCAAAGATACATTCTATTGTCTAAACGTGAGGGTTTAGATGAGTTCCAATTCAATCAGCGTAAGATTGCAATCTTCACAAACTTAAAGACGCAGGAAGTTGTTAATGTCAAAAAGAAAGATATTGATGATATGATTATTCAAATTGATAAAGCACTTAATCAAACCGTTGAATTTAGAAACAGATTCTTTATTGACGATGTAGAGTTTGGCTTTGTGCCTAATCTCGATAAAATGACAGGCGGAGAGTTTGCCGATTTATCAAAGTACGGAACGGACATCGAGAATTTACATTATGTAATGGCTATACTATTTCGACCAATCACAAAGTTTGATTCCTTTAAGAATTACAAAATTGATATTTATAGAGGCACGGAAGGAATGACCGAGATAATGAAGTTAATGCCTTTATCAGTTGTAAATGGGGCGCTGGTTTTTTTTTCGAATTTATCGAACGAATTACTGAACTATATCCAGAGATATACAGCGGAGGAACTAGCGAAGGAAAATCCGCATCGAACTATTTTGTCAAATGGGGATGGTATGCAACCATCGATGAACTAGCAAAAGGGAACATTTTAAAGTACAATAAAGTTTTAGGATTAAACATTCACGAAATCCATTTGTACCTAGCACATAAGATTGACAAGCAGAAGTTAAAGGCATCGATAATGAAACAGGCACACAATACAAACACAATAGAATTATGAACCAATACACGCAACTACTTTACTACATCAAATCATTAGCGGATGCAGATTCTTTAGTTTCAACAGTTACTAAAGGGGACTTTGAAAAGTTGGATTTGGATAAAGCGAACATCTTTCCATTGGTTCATATCAATGTGGTTTCCGCAGGATTTACAAACGGACAAACTTTAAAATTTAGTGTGCAAGTCGGAGCGTTTGATGTGCGAGATATTAATACGGAACTTCGAGATGATAAGTTTTGGGAGCAGGATAATGAAGTAGATAATCACAATGAAACATTAGCAATTTTAAACCGCATTTGGTTAAAGATGTTTACAGATTTCGCAGAGAATGACATCACAGCATCGGAAGCACCATCACTTGAAATCGTATCGTTTGAGCGTTCAAATTTATTGGATGGATGGATATTATCATTTGATGTTGAAATGCCTAATACAACCATTGCTTTATGTTAGTGCAACAGGAGTTAGATAAGTTTGGAAAGTTTATAGTACAGCAATCTAAATCCAATTTAGCAAAGAAGAAAAAAAAAGATACCGGAGAATTATACAACAGCATTGGGTATGAGTTAAAGGTTTCAAAAAATAGTTTTCAGTTATCTTTTACGATGGCAGACTATTGGGAGTTTATAGACAAAGGTGTAAAAGGAGTTGGAGGTTCAAAAGCGGATGGAAGCAGTTGGAAAATGAAAACCGTTACATCTAGTCCATTTAAATATACTACTAAAAAACCACCCACAAAAGCATTAGATGGATGGGTATTGAGAAAAGGTTTTGTCGGTAGAAATGCAAAAGGACAAATGCAATCGAGATCATCGGTAAAATTTGCGGTTGCTACTTCGATATTTCACACCGGTATAGAAACTACAAACTTCTTTACCAAACCATTTGAACAAGCATTCAATAAATTAAGTGATGATTTGGTTACAGCTTACGATTTAGATTTAGACAATTTATTAAAATACACTTTGAAATGATTAAAAGTTTATCGCCTTATTATTTAACGATTCCGTTTGTTGCTCCAGCCACATCGACAACCTGCACATCTTACACTTTACAGATTTATATTTGGAATGGGGATAAAACAGCAGTTCCGGCAACCACAACTTATGAGATAACCAAAAAGAATCCAACAGCATCAACCGGGAATGATAGGGTTAATATCGCTAGGTTAATATCTGACTTTATAGACTTTACTCCGGTAGCTATGACAGTAACGGATTTATATAATGCCGACAATCAAATTTGGGTAAGAACGCAAGTTAAATTCACAACAGGACAACCAGCGGATTTAATACCTACATTAATTCAAACGGAGTTAATGGTTAAGGGTTACGCTTACGGAATGGATGGCGAAAACACATCAACACCTGCTAACAGAATATTACTTGAAGGCACAGAGTTTAAAGTACAAAGAAACGGTTTTTTTAATCTGCCTATTCTTATTCAAGAAACGACAACTCCTTTAGCAACTTTAGAAATAACCGATATAACCGAAGATGCTGCACCATTATACGACATTACTTATACTGAAAGCGGAACACACGACGATATACTTTACCAATATAGATTGCAACCTTCAACGGTTTGGACTCTAGGTTTAGAAGTTGTAACAGCATCCCCTTTCAATGTTGAACTTCCTATTGTTCCCGGAGATTACGATGTTCAATTATTTACGTATGACACAATCAACAACGAGGTAGTTTCTTCTAATATTTACGTTTTAACAATCACATAATATGGCAGACATAACAATTATATCCTATCCGGATAATCAAATAAATGAAACAATAGTTGAGCCGACATCGTTAATCAGTAGCGAATTAGTGCAGAATATTTGGGTTGATGTTTCAACTTGTACAACAGATTCTTATGTCGAGATTGTCTTTAATGGGGTTACCACTACTCTATTAATTACAGATGAATGCAGATACACCCCGATTGATATTTGTTTTCAAAATAAAGAAGGCGAAATGCAAGTACTTTCTTTTTTCAAAGCATCAACGGAATCAATGAATGTAACAAGTGACAGCTTCGAAAGTGACAGAGGCCAGGCATTAGCAGGAAACCATCAATTTGTTAGGTACAACGTACAAGGCAAATCAACCTTTAAAATGAATAGCGGATTTGTAACAGAAGATTTAAACGAAACATTTAAACAGTTGTTTTTATCTTCAAGAGTTTGGGAGTTGAAAGATGGTGTTTATACTCCTTTGAATTTAGGCAGTAAATCTATTGAGTATAAGACTAGACAAAAGGACCGGTTAATTAATTATGAAGTTGAATTTGAATACGCATTCAATGAAATAAACAATATTTAATGATTACAAAAATATACATCGGAGAGGATAGGCTAGATTTGTATAAGGATGAAAATATAAACCTTACTTCATCCGTTACTTCCATTAATGATATTTCAAAGAATACAACCGATTTCACGCAGGGTTTTACTGTCCCAGCATCTGAAATTAATAACCGTATTTTTAAGCATTACTACGACCCGAATGTCGATAATACATTTGATGCTCGTGTTCCTGTAAAGGGTAGAATAGAACTCGATGGCTTTCCTTTTAAAACAGGTAAATGGAGTTTGACAAAGGTTGCAATGTCGGGAGGCAATCCAACATCATACACAATAAACTTTACAGGTAATTTAGTAAGTATTAAAGATAAATTAAAAGATGATTTATTAAGCGATTTAGATTTGTCGGATTATGACCATGAGTATAATTCTAGTAATGTAAATACCGGGTTAACATCTTCTTTATTTAGTGGCGATTTAGTTTATAGCCTATTTGCTAAAAAGCAATACTATTACAATAATGATTCAGGTGATAATACAAACACACCAACACTAGCGAATATTGCTTGGGGTGGTGGTGCTGCTGTTGGAATCAAATGGAATGATTTAAACCCATCAATTAGAGTTAATAAAATACTTGAAGCGATTGAAACAAAATACGGATTAAATTTTTCAAATGATTTCTTTGGGGATGCTGCTTTTGATAATCTGTTTATGTGGTTGAATAACGGTGCGGAGAAAATAACCTTTGAACAAAAGATTGATTTTACAACCGGTTCAAATCCTTATTTTAATTTTACAACAGATGTAGCCACTTATCCTGCTAACCTTTGTTCTTCAGATTATTTACACCATATTTTTATTGACCCTAATACTGGGTTTGATTCCGTTCCTTACACGATTAATATTTATGTTGATGGAAGCATAGCAAGTTCAAAAACATACACAGGAGGACAACACGCTTTGGCAGTTTACACCCCCAATAATAAAACAGCAGTTGTAAATTTCACAGTTACAAGCGGTCAACATTTTGAGTATGATGCGGAGTATTACGTGTTATTACAAACAGGAGTATCACTAACTTACTATTATGTTTATGGTACTGCTGTTACTTTAACATCTTATTTTTATGTTAATCAAAACCTACCGAAGATTAAAACAATAGACTTTTTAAAAGGTTTATTCTCGATGTTTAAATTGGTAGTTATAGCCAATGAGTACGACGATATTTATGTAAATACTTTAGTTGACTTTTACGCAGCCGGTAACTTCTACGACATTACCAAGTATGTTGATTTAGGAAAGAATGATGTTGAACGTGGTAAACTATTAAATGAAATCTCTTTTAAGTTTGCACCACCCACTACCCTATTAAATACACAATTCCTAGCAAATAACGGTATCGCTTATGGTGATTTAGTTGCAATCCTAGAAGATGAGGATGGTGTTAAGTTAGAAGGCGAAGCTTTTACTATTGAACTTCCTTTTGAGCAGATAGTTTATGAAAGATTACCCGATTTAAACGATAATGAACTTACTAATGTGCAATGGGCAGGAGTATTTGATGCACAAATAGCAGGGGTTAATCCTGCTCCGCATCTTTATTATAATATTAACACCGCTATAAGTACTAAAACGGTTGCGTTTATTACTGATACACCTACTAAAACACAGTTAACCGGGAACATAAACATACCATCACACACAATGACATTAACAGATGTTTTATTTTCAACAGTATTCGGGAAGGAATTTAGCGAATGGGATGGTAATACGATTGAAAACACGCTTTATAACAACTATTATGATGACTATATCAATGCGATTTTTAATATCAAACGCAGAACTTTTATTTATACAGCCTATTTACCTATGGATATAATGACAAAGTTAGCATTAAACGATGTGTTGAAGATAAAAGATAACTATTACAGGATTGATAACTACAACATCAATCTATTAAACGGAGAAACAAAGCTAAATTTAATTAATTCATTTGATAACACAATAACGGTATGATAGCAAACATTATAGAACTACTGCAAAAACTAGATTATTATGGAGATAATGAATGCATAGAGATTGCCAAAGGAAAGTACGAAATAGTAACAAGTTGGAATGATTTTAAAAACAAAATAAACAGAGTATGGCAATCGAAAAGCAAATAAACATTGATGTTAAGATAAAAGGAAGTGATAAAGCGACAGCCGACATCAATAGACTTAATTCCAAAATAACTCAATTAAATTCTACCAATAAAGAAGCTACAAAAGGATTTAAAGATAGTGGAAACGCTATACTTGAAAACGGTGGTGCAATGGGTTTATTAAACGATGTAACAGGCGGTTTAGCAATGACCGTTAAAGATGCAGTTGAAGCAACCGGATTATTCTCTAAAGGCACAACAATAGCAACAGCAGCGCAAAAACTTTACACTTTAGTAGTAGGGACAACAACAGGAGCGATGAAAGCTTTAAGAATTGCTTTGGTTACTTCCGGAATTGGTGCTATTGTAGTTGCTTTAGGTTTCCTTATTTCTAAAATGATGGATAGCACAGATGCAACCGAAGCGCAGAAAAAAGCGCAGGATGCCTTAAATACATCTTTACAAGCAAGTTTGGATTTATATAAAAGCGAAACCGAAGCATTAGACGGTGTGACAAAGGAAAGAGTTTTACGAGCAAAAATAGCTGGTAAAAGTGAAATAGAATTATCTAAAATAGAATCGGAAGCAAGAGATGAAAGATATAAAAATTATATCAATGAAAGAGAAAGACTTTTAAAACAGTTAGACCAAAAAGGATTAAGTGTTGAAGCAACAAAAAAAATAAACGATGCTTTATTAGCAAATCAACAAGCATATAATAAACGTTCTCAAGACGATTCTATTGCTGATTTAGAGAAACAAAATTCAACTCTAGAAGCAAGTAGACAAGCTAAACTTGATGCTCAAAAAAAATCAAGAGAAGATGCAGCAGCCGACAGGGAAAAAGCGTTAAAAGAAAAGGAGGAGTTTGATAAAAGCGTAGCGGAAGGATTGAACTCTTTACAGATTGCAACAAATGAAGCACAGTTCAGACAAAAAGAAATCGATGCTCAAAACAAAGCGGATAAGGATAAAGCACTTCAAGAAGATGTTGACAGATTACAAACAGGAATTGAAGCGGACCAAGCCGCAGCCGATAAAAAAACAGCAATAACAAAAGCGCAAGAAGAAACAAATAAAAACTTAAGGGTTTCAACTAGACAAAATACAGAAAACCTTTTACTAGCAATCTTTAAAAAAGGAAGTGCAATAGCTAAAGGAATTGCAATAGCAAATATTGTTAGAGAACAAGTACAAAGTGCAAGTACTTCTATTTCTAGTTTAGTAGCAGCGAATGCGAAAGCGGTTGCAGCATCCCCATTGACAGCAGGTCAGCCTTTTGTTGGATTGAATACCGCATCTACAATTACAGGAATAGCATTGTCAGCAGTCGGAGCAGGTAAAGCGATTAAAGATATTTTGTCCGATAGTAAAAACCCAGCGCAAGGAATGTCGGGAGGAGGTCAAGGAGGAGGTGGCTCTGCTCCTGCTCCATCTTTCAACCTAGTAAAAGGAACAGGAAGTAATCAAATTGCCGAAGGACTAGCGACAGAAAGACAACCGGTCCAAGCGTATGTTGTGGCTTCACAAGTTACAACCGCTCAAAGTCTACAAAGAAACATTATAAATAACGCTAGTTTGTAGTGTGCAAAAATGAAACAGTATAAACCTTTTTTCGTTATAAAGTTATGAAAACATTTTCTGCAAAATTTAACCCTTTGTTAAATAAAGGTGTTTACGGAATTTCTTTAGTTGAAAACCCAGCAATGGAGGGGTTATTTATCGCATTATCAAAAGACGAAAATATCCAACTTAAAGAGGTTGATGCTGAACAACGGATTTTAATGGGTTTAGTTTTAGAACCTAACAAACCTATTTACAGAAATCAAAACGGAGAGGAATTTAATATCGTTTTTGATGAACAAACAATCAAAGATTTATCCTTTGGTTTTTTTAAATCAAACTCTCAAAAAAATTCCACAATAGAACACGATGTAAAGCAGAATATTGATGGCGTTACATTCGTAGAAAGTTGGATTATCGAAAACCCAACAAACGACAAATCCAACAACTTCGGATTCACATATCCAAAAGGAAGTTGGATGGCTACGATGAAAGTTGATAGCGACGAAGTTTGGAATGATTATGTAAAGACCGGTAAAGTATTAGGATTTTCAATCGATGCAATGCTTTCTTTAGAAGAAGTACAATTAAAAACAAGTATAAATATGACAAGTGAAATTTTAAATGCGTTAAAAGACTTGCCTACAAAAATTGCTTTAGCTTTTAAACCCGAACAGGTAGAAGTAGCAATCGAGTTAGGAAGTCTGAAAACTGCTGATGGTTCTATTACAATAGAATTTGATGGCGAAACTTTAATGGCAGATGGCAATGTGTTTATCACAGCCGAAGATGGTACAAAGGTTGCTCTACCAATGGGCGAATATCCTTTGGAAGATGGAACAACTTTAGTAGTTGAAGTTGAAGGAATCGTTAAAGAGGTTAAACCAATGATGGAAGAACCAGCAGCGACAGAGGATGTTGCTCCGGTAGCCTCAATGGATATGGCAGACAACGATGCAAAAATAGCATCTGAAATCGAAAGCGCAATTAAATCAATTTTGATTAAATACAGCGAACAAGCAAAAGAAATCGAAACCTTAAAAGCGGAAGTTTTAGAATTAAGCAAAGCACCTGCATCAAAAGGAATCGTTCAAACAGTAAACCCAAATCACATCGAAACAGCTTTGGAAAGACACAGAAGAATTAAATCACAACTTAACAATTAATAAAAAAAACAAACAATGGCATTATCTTATACACCGGTAGACATTAGAGGGGTTGCAGTTGAACCAATCCTAGAAGAAGTATTATTCGCAAACAAAACGATTGCGGATGGTTACGTTACATTCAACACAGACATTAAAGCAGGAACAATCTTTACCGAAGCAGGTGTAGATGTTACCGCTCAACTTTACACAGGAAGTGCATTATCTTCTAGTGGTTCAATGACAATTACAGACCGTACAATTACCCCAACAAAATTGGAGTACAAACAAACGTTCTTACAAGATTCTTTAAGAACTTCAAGATTCAACCGTACTATGACCCCTGGCGCTTGGAATATTGAATCTTCTGAATTTGCTTCTACCGTTTTAGCTATGGTTGGACCAAATGTTTCACAAGATGCTGAAAATATCTTTTGGGGTGGAATTACTGCTGCAACAAAAACTGCAATCGCTGCTTTAACACCAAACGCTGCACAAGGTTCAATTACTGCTGCAACTCAAACTGCTGTTGCTGCTTTGACTGCTGGTTTAGTTGATGGAGTTTTCGCTAAAGTACTTTACGACCAATCAGCAATCGGTGGTTATATTAAAGTAACAGGAACTACGGTAACTGCTGCTAACATCGCTGCGGAATGTGCTAAAATTTACGCTGCTATTCCTGCTGAAAATTTAGCCGATACAGTTAACCCAACAGTTATCTACGCTCCACGTGCTTGGAGACAACTTGCGAGAATAGCAAACAATGCAGTTGGAGCTGCGCAACAAATTAACTTCTTGTTTGATTCTGCTGCTAACGATTCAAAATGTTATTACAATGGAGTTGAAATCTTATTTGTTCCAACACCAAACAACTTGATGGCTTACGCACAACGTAAAGTTGCTGTTTCTTGGAATACTGACTTGTTAGACGATGTAAACAGATTCGAAGTTGGTAAATTGGTTAATGATGGGGATGTTCAATTTGTACGTTCAATCTATACTTTAGCTGCCAATGTTGGACAAGCTACAAAAGGAGTACTTTACGGAGGATAATAATTAATCAGATAAAGGGGTGTAAAATCAAACTTACACCCCATTATTATAACACATAAAAAAATATGGCTTGTGATTTAACAGCAGGGCGTTCAAAAGTATGTAAGCAAAGTTTGGGGGGTTTAGGTAAACTATTCCTTTTCAATTTTGTTGAAAATCCGTTCACTTTTGCAGCAGGTATAGTAACAGCAATTAACCCATCTTTAACAACCGTTTTCGAATACGAGTTGGAAGGCGATGGGAATAATGTTGCTGAAAGTTTAGCATCTGACAGAAACAGCGGTACTTCGGTAAACACCCAAACATTAACATTTGTATTAAAACAAATTAATGCTACTACATCGGCTCAAATGAATCTTTTGGCTTATGGTTTCCCTATGGCTGTTGTAAAAGACAGAAATGGAGTTTATCACGCTTTAGGAATTGATGATGGAATTGATTTTACAGTAGCACAAACAACAGGAGGAGCAAAAGGAGAATTAAACGGTTACACTTTAACAGGTGTTGCAACAACCGGTTCTTTGTCTCCTAAATTAGATGGAACAACAGTAACTGCCTTTCTTGCTTTAGTAGATTAATATTTTCTTTTTACTATTTTAAAAACCATCGCTTTAATGTGATGGTTTTTTTTTGAAACAGAAATGCTCTTTTTGTATTTAATAGATATGAATGTAGTAAACCCAAATAACACATCACACACCCTTAATTTAATACCTAGATACTATTCTAATGAACTTGTTTTGGAGTTTCAAAATGAAGCTACAAAGGTATCTGAAACAATCACGAATACAGCTTCAACAGCCAATGGGATTCTTTCTGTTTCTTTTGATTACACGTTTATAGAAAATCAAAAAATGAGGGTAAAAATTACAGATGAAAGCGGAGTAGTTTATCGTGGTAAATTATTAGCGACATCGCAAGAGTTGGAAGATTATAAATTAACAAACGGATTATATTATTATGAATAAAGAAGATATTACTTTAATTCAATTAAACCAATACATAAGACCGAAGATTGAAGAAAACGCATCTAAAGATTGGGTTTTAAACGGTAAAGACAATTCCTTTTATCAATATATAATTGGGCGTTATAATGGCTCTGCTACTAATTCTGCGGTAATTAATTCATATATCGATTTAATGTACGGTAATGGTTTATACGCTAAAAATGCAAAGGATAATATTACCGATTGGTTACGTTTCAAGACTATAATGAAGGACCAGGATGTTAGAAAGATAATTTCTGACTATGTAATGTTTAACGAGTTTTCATACCAAGTTATAAAAACTAAAGATGGTAAAGATTTAGGATCAATAAAACATTTGCCTAAAGAACGCATTGCGCCACAAAAAGAAAATAACGAAGAAGAAATAGAAAAATATTACTATTGTAAGGATTGGAAGAATACTAATAAATATACACCGATGCCTTTCTCCGCTTTTGGGTTTGGTAAAGATTCAATTCAAATTTATAACGGTAAACCATACAAAGCCGGTAAGACATATTTTAGCGACCCGGACTATTTAGCAGGTTTGCCTTATTGCGAACTTGAAGAAGAAATCGCAAACTTTTATATTAACTGCATCCGCAAAGGATTGTCCGCTGGTTATATCATAAATATTCCCGATGGTAAAAGCTATACAACTGAAGAAAAAAAGGAGTTTGAAAGAAAGATAAAAGAAAAACTTACAGGCTCGCCAAATGCATTATCCTTTGTTTTATCATTCAACGGTAGAGATGCCGAAATTACAATCACACCGTTTCCTGTTAATGAGCAAATGCACAAACAATGGGAATATTTGACAAGCGAAAGCAGACAGCAAATAATGACTTCGCATCGAGTTGTTTCTCCTATGTTATTCGGGATAAAAGACGCAACAGGATTCGGGAATAATGCGGATGAATTAGACACAGCAGAAGCGCAACTTATCAAGCGAGTAATACAACCAAAGCAAAAGTTTTTAATTGAAGCTTTTAAAGAAGTTCTTTCTGCTTATGGTATAAGTTTAGATTTATATTTCAGACCATTAACCGAAGTACAAGCACCAGTTACTTTGAGTGTTGAGAAATCCCCTTTGGACATGTTTATCGAATTGGGTGAAGTTGAAGATTTAACCAACTACGAATTAGTCGAATGTAAACCTGTTGATTATGATGAAGAAACAAAAATAGGTTTAGCATCAACAGGAACAGCAACGCCTTATAACAAGTCAAGATATGATTTGTTTGATACTATAACACGTTATAGATATGCAGGTAGTGCAATTGGAGAAAGGATTTTTTGTAGCAAAATGATTTCTTCAGGGAAAGTTTATCGAATAGAAGATATAGAAGCTATGGCAGATATACCTGTAAATGCAGGTTTTGGACCGAAAGGAGCAAGTACATACGATATTTTTAAATATAAAGGCGGTGTAAATTGCCATCATTATTGGGAAAAATTGACATACAAGAGAAAAGACGAAAACGTAAAAGTAGATGTTTATTCTCCAATAGCTATTGATAAAACAAAACAACAACCGGCAAAAGGATTAGCAGGTTTAGAACCTATTAATATGCCAAACAGAGGCGCATTAAATTAATATTATGGCAGAACTTTTATTCATATCACCCGAAGAAATCACAGCAACAACCATATTAGGGGGTAATGTTGACATTGATAAATATGTTTTCTGTATTGCATCCGTACAAATTACAACTATTGAACCGCTACTTGGTACGGAATTATACAATAAGATTAAAATCGATGTTGAAAATACAACGCTGACAGGATTGTATGAAACTTTATACAATGATTTTATAAAACCAATTACAAAGAATGAGTCTTTGGCTCAATATATAGAAATAGCGTCTTATATGCTTAATAACGGAGGTTTATTTAAACACACCGGAGATAATATCGAAGTAGTTGACAAGCAAGAGGCTCAATTTTTAGCACAAAAATATAGTCTAATGGCTCAAATGTACGTTCAACGCTTTGAGAAATGGATTTTATACAACCCATTACCTGAATATTTGCTGTTTTCAGAGCGTGTAAATGCTACAAAAGACATTAGTTTGAACGGGGGTTGGTTTTTAAGTGGCGATAATTAATGAGTTGTATCACAATAAATAGTAATTATTTTAGAAAATGCAAGGATAGTCTAGGAGGATTGTCTGAAATATGGTTGTTTCCTTATGTGAAATACAACCGAAGTCAGATAGTTACAAGCGGTAACGTATTAACAACGTTTCCAAGTACTATAATTTATCCTTTTTATTCAGTTGCAAACCCATCCGCAACGGATACGATGGAAGTTGATGCAGGTGGAAAAATGCACAATCAAAGTATTTCGTTGACTTTACTAGGTGCAAATGATGGATTCGAACTAACAAAGTTAACCGCTAAAGATTATCGGGTAATTTTTAAAGATAGGAATGGAAGATATAGAATTTTTGGCATTTACAACGGATTAGAAGCAGGAACTTTAGGATATGCAACCGGAAGTTCTAAAGCAGATTTTAATGGCTTTAAAATTGATTTTACCGGTAAAGAAGAAAACGAAGCCTATTTTATAAATGATTTGATGGGTGCTGGGTTTATAGATTCGGGATTAGATTTTAGAATCACGCAGGATGGAGAGTTTAGAATATTAGAAAACAACGATTATAGAATAGTATAATATGGCAAATAAAAAAATTACCGATTTAACAGATATAGGAACACCCGCAGCGGATGATGTTTTAGAGATTGTTGATATTTCCACAAACACATCAAAATCTGTTAAGTTTTCAGAGTTCGGAGGCTCTCAAACCCTAGCCGAAACCCTAGCACTCGGAAACATTACCGATGGAACAGACATATCCATTTCCAATGGCGATGCTGTAATTCTCGATAACGGTTCGATGCTTAAAAAAGGAACAATCGATGCAGGAAACGGAGGCGCAAAAGGTATCTCGCAAATTTGTGCAGTTGGCTACGAGCATAAGTGGGAAGCAGGTAGACTTTACATAATGAACGATGGCGGTACAACCATTAGAGAAGTATCGCACAATTTCGCAGTTACTCCAACAGTTACAGATGACGATACAAAAGGCTTTGTCGTAGATACGAGATGGATTTTAGACAATGGCGATATTTACCTTTGTACGGATGCAACGACAGGAAGTGCGGTTTGGGAGTTAGTGAATAGTGGCGTTGCAACATTGCAACAAGTTACTGATAACGGTAATGAAACTACAAATGAAATAAAAGTAAAAGGAAATATAATATCTACTTATTACGACAATGACGAAACTAATGGATATGTAAAAACAGAGGGTGGTTTTCTAAGATTAAAAGCACCTTTGATGGGTGGTGGTGAAGCTCTTATATTAGCAACATTTATAGAAAATGGCGAAAATCCACAATTTGAATTGCCAAATAAACCAAGTGGAGGTTATTATTTTGCTACTACTGACGATATACCTTTAATAGATGCAACCCCAACTGATGGAAGTAGTAATGCAGTAAGTTCAAATGGAGTATTTGATGCACTTGCATTAAAAGAAAATAGCGGTAACAAACAAAATAGTTTATCTGCTGATGGAACTGGTGTTAAATTTCCAACTGTTGATGCTGTAAATACTGCAATATCAAACATAAACACAAACGCAGTTGATAAGATTACTGTTAAATTAGCTTTAGGAATTACTAAAGGTCAAGCGGTTTATATTTCAAGCGCAAACGGAACGAATATAATCGTTTCAAAAGCATCAAATACAAGTGAGGCTACAAGTAGCAAAACACTTGGTTTACTCGAAACAACAGGAGCAACTAATGCTATTGTAAATGTAATTACAAGTGGTTTATTAGATGGTTTAGACACTTCAACTGCAACTATTGGCGATGCGGTTTGGTTAGGTACTTCGGGTAATTTATTATTTGGATTAGCAAACAAACCAACTGCTCCAGCACATTTAGTATATATCGGTGTAGTGTCAAGAGTAAGTGCAACAGTTGGAGAAATTATTGTAAAAGTTCAAAATGGATTTGAATTAAACGAAATACACGATGTTTCAATAAGTGGGTTAGCCGATAATAATCTATTAGCCTATGAAAACTCAACATCACTTTGGAAAAATAAAACTGCAAGTGCTTTAGGAATAGCACCATTAGCAAGTCCAACATTTACTGGAACTGTAGTATTACCAAGTACAACTTCAATAGGTACTGTTTCTGCAACTGAAATAGGATATTTGGATAATGTTACAAGTTCTATTCAAACGCAATTAAATGCAAGAATAAAATCAATAGTTTCAGATGCGGTTGCTTCATCAACAGTTAGTGGAGTTACTGCTGAAACATTAGCAAAAACATATACTATTTCTGCAAACACATTGGCAAGTACTGATTTTATGAATGTTGTGATTAGAGCCTATCAAACTGTTTCAACTAATGCTGGAACTGGTTTTACTGTTAGACTAAAAATAAATTCAACGAACAACTTTGCAACTGCTACAACCATCGCAACTGCGACAACAACTTCGGCATTTAATCCCTATTCAACAATACAAAGACATTTTGAGATAAAGAGTTCTTTACTACAAGGTGTAGTAGCAACAACATCTTTGTTTTCAGATTTTATACAAAATGCTAATGCAAGGTTATCAACTGCAATTACAACTTCTGCGGATTTCTATTTGTATGTATCAATTCAACCAACAGCAACAACCGAGTCTTACCAAATTAGTAGCGTTCAAATAACAAATTAATATGAAAACAATTATTGATAAAAATAGCGGTAAATTATTATATGCGGTTTTAGAGGTTGAAAATTTACAATCTAATGAATTGGCTATTGATGAACTTTTAACAGAAAATTTTGTAAATCCTTATTTCAACTTTGAAACTAGAATATTTTACGAAAATGCCACAAGTCAAGAAATAGCCGACAGTATAGAAATACCACAAGAGGTACAACTTTGGAGAGTAAGAGTAATTTTAAAACTTGGTGGATTAGAGGAAGCAATAGAAAACGCATTAAATAGTTTATCTGAGCCAACTAAAACTGGAGCATTATACATCTGGAACTACGGAACAACAGTAGAAAGAAGTAGCCAAACAGTACAACTATTACAAAATGTACTAGGATTGACAGATGCACAAGTAGATGAGATATTTATACAAGCAAATGAAATACAATTATGATTCTTTTTATTATTGCTTACATATTACTATTACCTTTAACGATTATAAACTTCTTTTTTGTTAAGAACAAAAGCGGTTATTTCAAGTCTACTGGTATAAACATCGATAAGTTTGCCAATAGAGAATTTCGAGCAATGTGGAATAAGGTTTTGATTGAAGAGGATGGCTATCAATTTGGGAATGATAGAGAGACATTGTCATCTGCACTAGGAAAGAATCAAAGAGATAGAACTTTAAAGCTAATTGGTGCAATATTAGTGTGGATATTAGACAAGATAGAAAAGGACCATTGCATCAAAGCAATAAACAACAATTTTAGCTATGAATAAAAGAGACTATTACCATATTTTTATCGGGTTTACAATTATGTATTTAATTGGCTCAGTAACAAACTTTGCAGAGTTTAATACTTATAGCAAGATTATCGGAGTGCCTTTAATATCTTTAATTATTGGAGGATTTGCTGGTTTCTTTTGGGAATGGGTACAATCTTATTTGATGAAGTCTTACTTTGATTATAATGATGTCATAAGAACTGCAATAGGAAGCCTTTTGGGAGGTCTTTTTTGTTTGTGGTTACCAAATATACTATTATTAATTTTAGTTACTTGTGGCATCTCTTTATGCCTTATAATAAAGGATTTAATAACGTATATAAAATAAAATAATGACATCTAAATATAATCCAATGATTAACCAATCCCTAAAAATCTACCTATTGAATACTGTATCTATGGTAATCTCTTTCAGTAACATTGAATCTGCATTGAAACTAATACTATTAACTTTTTCAATTCTATATACTGCAATACAAATTTTTAAACTATTAAAAAAAGACCAAAATGAAAATAAGTAAACATTTAACTCTTGAGGAATTAACATACTCAGAGACTGCAATCAAATTAGGTATTACTAACGCACCAACACAAGGACAGATTGCTAATCTAACTAGATTGGCTGAGAAAGTATTTGAGCCAGTACGTGAGCATTTTAATGTGCCTATACATATCTCTTCTGGATATCGAATAATAAACCTTAACCAAGCCATAAGAGGAAGTATCACAAGCCAACATTGCAGAGGAGAGGCAATCGATATTGATATGAAAGGAGACAAGGTCAACAATGCTCAGATATTTTATTGGATAAAAGACAACTTGAAATATGACCAGCTGATTTGGGAGTTTGGAGATAAAAAGAATCCAGACTGGGTACACGTTTCATACTCGGGTGCAAATAAGCAACAGACTTTAAAAGCAGTTAAGGTAAATGGCAAAACTCACTATGAGAATTTTTAACCGAAATATTGATTTATCTGACTTGGATAAAATTCCAGAGCCAATCAAATCTGCATTAGATGATGCAGCACAAACTTATGCGGAAAGTCCACATACAACTAATGCTGGTTTTTTTTTAAGATTACTTTGCAAGATAATAAAGCCAACTACCATAATTAAAATGTTTGCTCACAAGATGAGTAGATAGCATTTACAGTCGATTTAAGGCACTAAAATACGTTCTAACTATATTTGTATGTTTATACTATTATAATTGCTTAAATGTGCCTTAAATTGATTTTAGATTTAGTTTATTTCAAGAATAAAATTAGTAAGAAAATTGGTACTCTGCAAACCCTAGTAAAATAAGGGATTTTTCTCTAGTTTAAAGATAAAAGAAAAGTAATGTATATATATGTTTATTAATATATTGTTCATAAAAAGTACTTTAAAATCGATTTTAGCTTTTTATTAGTATAGATTTGCTTAAAAATAACTAAAAACAAATTATGTTAAAATACCAACATTTAGACAGTCAGATTTTAGATTTAATTCAGTTCAATTTTAACAATACAGAGATAGCAAAACAGATTTTACCCGATGGAGATTTTTCAGAAATAGAAAATTTACGGAAGCAGATTGGTAAAGTTAGAAAGAAAAATTTAAAAGATTTAGAGCCATACCAATTTGGAAATCCAAACAACATTTTGATAATTGGAGATTTACATTGTCCATTTAATTTACAATCTTATTTAGAATTTTGCCTTGAGCAACAAAAAAAGTTTAAATGTGGTACTGTAATTTTTATCGGAGATTTGCTTGACAATCACTATTCAAGTTACCACGAATCTGACCCAGATGGAATGAGTGCTGGAGACGAATTGGATTTGGCAATTAGAGAACTTCAAAAGTTTTACAAAGCATTTCCAAAGGCAACTGTAATAATTGGAAACCACGACAGACTAGTTTATCGCAAGGCATTCTCTGGAGGAGTATCTAAAAGATGGATTAAAGAGTACAGAGATGTATTAAATGTCCCGAATTGGGAATTTGTTGAAAGCCTAGATTTATATAATGTAAATATTAATCACGGAGAGGGAGGAACTGCAAGAGCTAAAATGAAAAAAGAACTCCAGAGCCAAATACAAGGACATCTGCATTCGGATTTATATGTAGAGTATATAGTAGGCAAGAATTTTAGAATATTTGGAATGCAAGTAGGTTGCGGAGTAAACAATAAAACTTACGCTATGGCCTATGGCCGCAATTTTAAAAAACCAGCAATCGGATGTGGTGTACTTTTAAATAATGGAACATTGCCAATAGTAATTCCAATGGAGTTATAAAAATAATTACTTAAAAGTTTTTTTTATTAAATTATATTTTTATCTTTGGCTCATCAATTAGGATGCACCTATTGATTTAGGTGTTGAATAATTACAAAATTACACCCTACCAAGTCTGCATCCCTTGATAGGGTTTTTTGTTACCTAAACAAATCGGGATAAGTATTTATGGGGAAATACAACAATTTAACTTATTCTTAAAGCACTAAAATGGGTTTCTAATGGTGCAACTGTAAACGAAACTGCTAGTAGCTAACTAAGTAGAATCAAACAGATGATAAAGGTATTAAATGAAAAATATTAATATCTGGATTAACGCTAACGCAGTTATTCCCTTAGGCTTCCTCTGTTTACTCACCAACTAATAACTTCAAAGTAGTATTAATTAATAACTAAATATATTATGAAACAGAAATTTATAGAATTTACAACAAATGAAAATAAAAAAATACTAATTGATTTAAATGATATTAGAGCAATAGAAGATGGAGGAGAACATTCGCCAGATTTTTGTAAATTATATTTTTATTCATCAACTAACATACAACAATGGGTAAAAGAAGATTATGACAATTTAGTTCAAAAATTAATACTTATAAATGAAAAAATAAAATGAGTGATATAGCTAAATGTCAAGATATACATTGTCCATCAAAAGTTTATTGCTATAGGTTTACTGCTGAAAATGGAATGTGGCAATACTTTCACAACTTTAATAGAGAGGATGATGCAGACAACTGCGATATGTTTGTATCTAATAGAAAATGCAGATACTGCCATCAAGATAATGGAATACACAAAATGAGTTGTGCAAGTCAAAAAATAACTATAATATTATAACCAATAAACAACCTAAAATGAAACAAACAATTTTAATTCTGGCATTAGCATTGGCATCTTGTGGTGCTAGGAAAGTAAACAAATCTGCAACCGAAGTAAAAGAGACAACAAAAATAGATGTTGCAGTAGTTGATAGCAGTAAAACAACTACCAGCACCAATGAAAATACTAAAATAGTTTTCGATTTGCAAACTAATGAGTTTACAGTTACACCAGTTGATACTACCAAGAGTTCAAAGTTTGGAGAGGTTGTATTTAAAAATGCAGTTTTAAAGCACAGAAATACTAAAAACAACAGTATACTTGATAAAACTATTACAGAGGCTAAAACAGAGCAAAAAGCAGTTAAAACAAGCACAAAGCAAGAAACTGCAAAAGATATTAAAGTAGATGTAAAACAAATAGACAAAGAGCAGTTTAGTTTTTTATCTCTCTGGTGGTTACTTCTTATAATTCCAGCCTACTACTTATGGAGAAAATATAAAGGATTAATTATTTAGTCCCTATTATCGGCAAAATTTGGGACAAAATGCCAATATAATAAAATGAAAGATAACAAAGAATTTATAGAAATATTAGACGGAATATTACTTAAGCAAGGTGCTAGGTATAGTTTAGATAATTATGCTTTTTGTTGCTCTAAAGTTTGGGATAATGGAATAGAAATATATAAAGGCATTCCAGTTTATTATTTTAATGCAGAGTTAATGAAAGATATTATACAATTAATTCCATCACCTATGATGAGAGATTATGAAAGATAAGAAATGTAAAGTTTGCCAAGAGAAATTTACTCCAGTACAGTTTGCTCAAGCAGTATGCAATTATAAATGTGCTATTGAACATTCCAAGAATCTAAAACAACAAAAGGACCAAAGAGAGTGGAAGCAAGAAAAAGCCATTTTAAGAGACAAACTAAAAACTTTGGGACAATATGAAGCAGAGGCAAAGAAATCATTTCAGAAGTACATTAGAATGCGTGACGATAAACAACCTTGCATATCTTGTGGTGTAGAAAATACAGAACTTTGGGATGGTGGACATTATAAGAAAGCAGAGATATATAGCGGAGTTATATTTGACGAAAAAAACTGTCATAAGCAATGCAGAAAGTGCAACAGATTTCTAGGAGGAAACGAATTAAATTATAGATCTGGATTGATTACAAGATACGGAATTGAATACGCAGACCAGATAGAAGAGAAAGCAAACCAAACACGCAACTACAAGTTTACAAAAGATGAGTTAATAGCAAAGAAATTAAAATACGATATTTTAATAAAAGAGTTGGTTAAGTTAAAATAAATACTTAGATTTGATGGAATTTTGTTATCATAATAATTGTTTTAGTGAACGAGAAAAGTCCCGCCAGTAAATGGATGGGATTTTTTTTTTAAAAATAATTAGCAAAATGTTTTTTTATTAACAAAATGTTTATATATTTGTCCTCGATAACAAACTAAAACAAATATCAAATGAAAACATTTTTATCAAAACAAAAGTACCAAGTTTACGCAATAGGAATTATTGCAGTATATTTTTTAACTAGATTTTTTTATTAATCACTAAACACTAAAACAAAATGAACAAACAATTAGGATTACTAGTAGCATTAAATTTAGATATGGATTTGTTTTTTTCTGTATCAATTACAAATAACGATATTAGAATATTGGGAGACTATACCCAAGATACAAGAGACTATTTACTCTTGAAAGGATTTGAAAAATTTGATTACTTATATGCAGACAATGATTTGATGCTAGAGTACAAGTATAAAAAAATATGTATAACACTGCAAAAAAACTATTAAGATGAGAAAGTATTTAATAAGTTACTGGATTGAGAATAATGATTGTGCCACCGATGTGGAAGAGTTAGTAATAGCAAATGATTTACAAACTGCATTGAGTATATTTTTAGACAAGTTTAGACCAGTTAAAAGAATAGAAAGTATAAAAGAGATGCCAAATGACTATTGAAGACTGGAACGCTATTTATAGCGAAATGATAAGCCTAATTAAGAAAGATAAAGAACTTACCCACATAGACATTTCCTTTCATATTAAGCCTATTAAAAGCGATAAAAAGACTGCATTGATAAGTATAAAAACCTTTAAAGATAAAAAATATGGAAAGTAACTGCTGCGGAGCATCTGAATGGATGGAAGATACTGGAATATGTGGAGACTGTAAAGAGCATTGTGAGTTTATAGACGAAGAGGAGGAAAACAGATGGGTACTATTAGAAGAGGGATACCCACATACAGTTTTACTTACTGAAAATGAAGCACAAGCAATGAAACAGAAATGGCAGATGATACATAGGAATTTGGAATATAAAGTTATCTTTGACGAATATCACGAATACACAGAATACTAACTAAAACAAATATAAAATGAAAAACAATGAAACTTGGAGTACAAAAGAACTGGTAAACTATATGAGCCAGAGTATTGAAGCATTAAGAATTGAGAATGCAAGATTAATGGATGAGAATGAAAGATTAACTATGGGTATTGAGGTCCACGATGCCGAGATAGTTTGCAATAATTATGGACAAGGATTTTATCAATTTAACAATAGTAGTAATACCTACTCACTAAAAACAAATTAAGATGGCAACAAAAATTGAATTACCAGCATTAGAAATTCCATTAAGTATTGGAGAAAAATTATCTAGAATCCAGTATGAATTCAAAGCTAAAAAGAGCAGATTTAATTCATTCGGTAAGTATAACTTTAGAAGTGCAGAGGACATTTTGGAGGGATTAAAACCAATGAATGAAAAATATGGAGTTTACTTCACTATTAACGAGCAATTAATAAATGCTAATCCACCAGTTATGACATCGGTTGCTACAATCTGGGATTGTGAAACAGAAAAAAGCATTGACTGTTCAGCAATAGTTGGAATAGATTTAAACCAAAAAGGAATGCAAGTACCACAACAGTTTGGAAGTGCATCCAGCTATGCTAAAAAATATGCATTAGGTAACTTGCTTTTGATTGATGATACTGCCGATGCAGATGCAACTAATAACCACGATAAAACAGTGAAAGTTGTAGAAGTACCAAAAGAATTAGATAAACCATTTCTAGAATTTGATACACCAGCATTTAAAGGTGCAGTAGATTATATCGCTGGAGGAGGAGAAATAGAATTAATAGAGAAAAAATACAGATTAGATACAGAAGTAAGAAAACAACTTTTAAAAGCAAAATAAGATGGAAGTACAAGGAACAATAATTGTTATAGGAGAAACAGAAACAATCGGAGCAAAAGGATTTAAAAAGAGACTAGCAGTCGTCAAAACAGATGAGCAATATCCTCAGACTATTCCAGTTGAATTCACGCAAGATAAAGTTGCACTATTAGACAACTACCAGATAGGAGACATTGTAAAAATAGGAATCAATTTAAGAGGAACAGAATGGAAAGGGAAGTACTATGCAAACATTCAAGGATGGAACATAAGTAAAGGAGAGAAAGAGAAATCTGCTGAATCATTTATGCCAGATAGACATCCAATAAATGTTGCTACTTTTGTAGATGAGGAGGATGATGGATTGCCATTCTAAATATTAACTATAAATCGTCAGTAAATTAAACTTGCTGCCGATAATTTAAAACACTAAAACAAATGCTAATAGATTACAATAAACAATTAGACATACTACGACAAATAAGAAGTGGTAAACTAAAAGAGGGATTGAAACTAGATATACCCGAATTAGATGAGTACATAAGATTTAAGACATCAAATTTTAATATAGTACTTGGACACGCAAATGTAGGTAAAACTACCAGCATTCTCTACTTAATGCTTTGCTATTCACTTAAACACAATCTTAAATGGTTAGTCTGTAGTACTGAGAATGATTCTTATTCTTTAATCCGCAAACTGGTAGAGTTTTTAGATGAGACACCAATTAATTTGGTTTCAGAAAGTAACTTTAAAACTCACACAGAATTCATTAACAATCATTTTAAATTCGTTGACAATTCAAATATGTATGACTATAGGTCTGCTATTGAAATGTTTAAAAGAGTAAAGAAAGAATTTAATTTCAATGGTATCTTACTAGATCCGTACAACGCATTAGTAAAGGATAATGATTTGATGAAAAATCTTGGTGGTCACGAATATGATTACCAAGCTTGTACAGAGATGAGAATGTTCTGCAAAGAATTTAAAGTAAGCCTATGGCTAAATACTCACGCAAATACTAACGCATTGCGTATGGTATACAGAGCAGACCATCCATTTGCTGGTCATCCTTTACCACCAATGGCAAGTGATGTAGAGGGAGGAGGAAAGTTTGTAAATAGAGCAGATGATTTTGTAGTCATCCACAGATTGACTCTGCATCCGCAACTCTACACAACTACGATGATTCACATTCGAAAGATTAAAGAGATTGAAACTGGAGGAAGACCAAGCAGTATTGATAATCCGATAGAAATCGTAGCTTTACAAAATAACGTAGGTTTTAGTATAAATGGAAAATCCATTTTAAGAACTATAAAAGAGAGCCAACTAAACTTTTTGTAAAATGGGAATACTTGATGTACTTTTTTTGAAGCATAGCACTTGGATTAAATATGTAAAATCATTTGGTTGTCCAGATGATATATCGGAGGATTATGTGCAAGAGATGTACATCAAGATTTTTAACTACAGTCAGATTAAAAACTACGATTTGATGTATGATGGCGATGAGGTAAACTATTTCTTTATTTATGTTACTCTCAAGAATATGTACTTTGATGATTTGAGGAAGAGCAAAAAGAAAATTATAGTTAGCATTGAGGATATAATACTAATCCAAGAGCCAAGCGATTACTCGGAGTCTAAATATTATTATCAAAAGGATTTAGTTAGTAATTGGATTAAAGACTTGAATAACGAAATAGACTCAATAGAGGACCATACAGAGTACAAAGCAAGTCTCTGCTATATCAAGTTCATATATCAAAAGATATTCATTGAAAGGTACAGTATTACAGATTTAAGCGAAGAGACAAAATTGTCGTACTGGAGCATAAGAAATACAGTTAAAAGAATAAAACAACAAATAACAAATGGAAGCACAAGAGAGAGCAATACTATTACTGAATAAGTATAGTTTTGAATATATAAAAAGCGTCGTTAATAATATGATTATTACCTACAGAAAGGATGATAACATAGAAAGTTTAAACCATTGGAATGAAATATCTGCAATCATAAAAGAGAAAGTAAATGGAAAGTAAATTTAAGAATTACGTACATCAAAATTACTTACAAAAGGTAGATGAGTTAGCAGAAAATTTATCGGATGATTTTGCTTATGAATATGGAAACTGGCTAATGGCAAAAGCACTAAACCAAAGGAAATTCTTTGTAGATAAAAACGAACTAAAACAATTTAAAAGATTTATATATGATAGAGCAAGAATATCAACAATGGAGGAATGAAGTTAAAAAAGGATGGGGAGACAATCTGGAGTGGTTATTTAGAAAGACTGGAATTAAATGGCTGGTAAAAAAGATATACCCAAACTGCAACTGTGATAAGAGGCAAGAGTTTTTAAATGAGTTTGAATTTAAAATTAAAAGAAAATGAATAAAGAGGACAAAATATGGTGGTCTTTTTTTAGAGAAAATTTAAGAGGCACAGTCAGCAATGATGAGTATTTAAAAATATGTAATTTTCACGCAAACTATTTTAATCATAAACTTAATCTACCTTGCAAATGTTCGCCTAAAATAATACAGAGTTACATAGATGATTTAAACGAATTATATTTAAAATTATGATACCAAAAGAAAAAGCAAGAGAGTTAGTAAATAAATATTTACAAATTTATGATGGTAGAGTTATTGAAGCCAAACAATGTGTTTTAATAGCAGTTAATGAGATTATTGATTCATTACAAATTAAAAACTATGCACAAGCATATAACTACGAATATTGGAACGAAGTAAAACAAGAGATTGAAAATTTATGAGTAATGAAACATCACACCACAAATGGGAGCAAGGTATTATTCATTTAATGAATTTAGAGGGTTGGAATCTAGAATGGTGCGGAGGAGGATTTGAGCATTATGATGCAAAAGGCAAAACACCAAAAGGGTTCGATTGCGTAATAGAATTTAAGTTAAGGCATTCATATTACCAAACAAAGATTTTGGAGCATTACAAGTACTCTAAATTGATGCAAGAGCAATGCTTAAAGTTTTATTATGTATTTGATAACAAAGGGAACTATCTTTATTATTTAGACACATTGAATATACCAGAGCCAGTTGCTATAAATTGTAAAACAACAGAGAAGTTTAGCAATACAGAATTAATAGACAAGCAATGTTATATGCTTACAGAAAGCCAAGCAGCATTAATCCACAAACACTAAAACAAAACAAATGATAATATTAATTGATGCAGACAGTTTAATCTGGAGCAGTTGCTACAGACAAAAAGAACATCCAGAAGACGATGGATATCATACTATAGAGGATGCCAAAGACAAGTATAATGAGGTAGTAATGAAAATAATCAACACTATTGAACTTGACCACGAGATTGATAAGGTAATTACATTTGCTGGTGCAAGAGGCAATTTTAGAAAGCATATATCCAGCACATACAAAGCCAATAGAGTAGGAAGAGAAATACCACCAGTACTAAATGATTTGCACGATTATGTGCAAGAGCAATATGAAGCCAAGCAAGGGTATGGAATAGAAACAGATGATTTAGTTGCTACCTATTGGAAAAATCTAACAGATACATTTGGAAGAGACCAAGTAATAATAGTAAGCATAGACAAAGACTACAAACAACTGCCTTGCATCATTTACGATTACCATTATAAAAAACAATGCTACCACAATATAACAGAAGAGGAGGCAAGATACAATTTCTATGAGCAGATGATATCTGGAGATACTGCTGACAATGTAAACTTCTGTAAAGGATATGGAGCAAAGTACTGCCAGAAAGCATTTAAAGACTGTTTAAGCCATTATTCTTATATTAGAGTAGTATTTGAACTATTCAAAAAGATATACAAACAGAAAGCAAGAGAGAGATTTATCGAATGCTATCTATTATTAAAATTAAAAACAAAATAAAATGGATTACAAATTCATCTCAGATGAGATACAAAATAAACTAGGAGTAAATATATTTGAACAAACTAGGAGACAAGATGTAGTAGATGCAAGAAGTTTATTTTGCCATATCTTACGCAAAGATTACAATCTTACGTTACATAAGATAGCAGAAGTATTTAACATTAATGGAAAATCATTCTCACATTGCAGCGTTATACATAACCTATCAATTTATGATGTAGCAAGTGGAATAGACAAAAGGCTGGAAGAGATAAGATACAGTATTTTAAAGACTACTAATCCAAAAGCAGTACTTATGAATAGACTGAGAGATGTATACGATTTGGATAGAATACAAGGAATAATAAATTTATTAGATTTTCAAGAGCAACAAATAAAATAATATGCAAAAAACAGTAAAAATTTCAGAGGTAAAAGTCAATCCAAATAATCCAAGATTAATAAAGGATGATAAATTTAAAAAATTAGTTCAGTCAGTCAAAGACTTTCCAGAGATGCTAAACATTCGCCCAATAGTAGTAAATAAGGATATGATTATACTAGGAGGAAATATGAGATATAAGGCTTGTAAAGAAGCTGGACTAAAAGAAGTGCCTATAATTATAACAGACCTAACCGAAGAGCAACAAAAAGAGTTTTTAATTAAAGACAATGTAAGTGGTGGCGAATGGGATTGGGATATATTAGCAAATGAATGGGATGCTGACGATTTAAAAGACTGGGGACTAGATTTACCTTTAGATTATAACGAAGTACTAGAAGCCGAAGAGGATGACTTTGAAGTGCCAGACGGAGGTATTGAAACTGATATTGTATTGGGAGACTTGTTTGAGATAGGCGAACATAGATTATTGTGTGGAGATAGTACTTGTAGCGATACAGTTGCAAAGTTAATGAATGGAGAGAAAGCTGATATGGTATTTACAGACCCTCCTTATGGTGTAGCAATTAAGAATACAAACGGGAGTATTTTAGGAGATGAAGATTTAGAAGTTTTTAATGAGTGTTTACCAAATATTGAATTATTCTCAAAAGAAGATAGTCATATTTATATTTATTTTGGAATACAATTTATAACAGAATGTGCTTCAAAAATAAAAGAATATTTTAAACAAACCAATATATTAATTCAAAGAATAACACACGAAAACAAGCCAAGTCCAAGCGGATATTTTAAAAATAATTATGAAGTATGTTATTTTTCTAATAAAGGCAAGAAAGGTTTTAATAGTGGAATATTAGAAGTTTCAGAAAGTACAAAGAATGATAGCAGATATAGTGGTGATGGGTTTCTTGATACTTACTTAGCATTAAATGAAATTAAATCAACTGAACATAACGCTAAATCAATTCACCCAACACAAAAAACTATTGAAATATGTAGTTTTTATCAAAAGGTTAGTTCAAAAGCAAATGATTTAATACTTGATTTGTTTCTTGGCAGTGGCTCAACAATGGTAGCATCACACCAACTAAAACGCAAATGCTACGGAATGGAACTAGATCCTAAATACTGCCAAGTAATAGTAGATAGAATGATTAAACTAGACCCATCAATAGAAGTAAAACGAAATGGTATAAAATATGAGAGTAGTACAATTACAAGAGGATAAAAAAATAAATGTATTCGCATCAGTAACCGATGCAAGTAAAAGGCTAAATATTAAAAGAGACCTAATACTAAGATGCTGCAAAGGAAAACAGAAAACAGTCAAAGGATTTATTTTTAATTACTATTAATATGGGAAAGACAAAAGAGCAACACGAGACAGAAATACTTGATGTAATAGTAAAGAACAAAGTAATGAAGATAAGCCATATCTTCCAGCACTATACAGATTTACAAAGAGCACAATTCTATAACCTTGAGTTGGACAAATCAGACAATATTAAAGAAGCGATAGCAAAGAACAAAAGCAAGGCAGTATCTTATATGCTTAACAAGTGGGTAGGAAGTGACAATGCAACTTTGCAAATAAGTGCTTTTAAAGTTTTATGCGAGGATGAGGACAGAAAAAAACTATCGATGCAATTTGTAGAGTCAGAAAACAAACACGAACTAAAAGAGTTTACAGTACGAGTAATCGATAACAATCCGGATGGAAATAACCACGAATAAAATATATACTCATTTAGATAATTCAGATAAGAGAATTACTATTGAGCAAGGAGGTAGCCGTTCTGGTAAAACTTATAATATTTTAATGTGGTTAATATTTGCTTATTCAGATAGGAATAACGGTAAGACAATAACCATTTGTAGAAAAACATTTCCCGCATTGAGAGCAAGTTCGATGAGGGATTTTTTTGATATACTAAAAAAGTATGATATCTACAAAGAGGCAAACCACAACAAAAGTAATTCTGAATACCTTTTAAACAACAATCTATTTGAGTTTATATCTTTAGACCAGCCACAAAAAGTAAGAGGTCGTAAAAGAGATGTACTATACATAAACGAGGCAAACGAATTATACTTCGAAGACTGGCAGCAGTTAATATTAAGAACAACTGACAAAGCAATCCTAGACTACAATCCTTCAGATGAGTTTCATTTTATTTATGATAAGATTAAACCTAGAGACGATGCAGAATTTTACATTACTACCTACAAAGACAATCCATTTTTAGATATTGAAACAGTAAACGAAATAGAACGCTTAAGAGACGTTGATGAGAATTACTGGAAGATATATGGACTAGGACAAATCGGTTCATCACAAGCCTTAATATTCCGTATTAACGAATGCAATAGTATTCCTCCAGAGGCAAAGTTTTTAAGTTATGGAATGGACTTTGGATTTACGAATGACCCAACAACTTTAGTAGCTATTTACCAGCAAGGCGATAACATATATTTAAAAGAGTTATTATACCAGACCGGATTAACAAACAGAGACATAGACGAAAAATTAAAGTTTCATTCAGTAGAGCGAAAGGAAATATTTGCAGATAGTGCAGAGCCAAAATCAATAGAGGAATTATATAGAATGGGTTGGAATGTTAAACCAGCTACAAAAGGACAAGGCTCGGTTAATATAGGAATAGATATGATGAAACGTTACCAGCTTCACGTAACTAAAGATTCAGTCAATATGATAAAAGAATTTAGAAACTACAAATGGCAAGAGGATAAAAACGGAAACGTATTAAACACTCCAGTAGATATGTTTAACCATACCATCGATGCAATACGATATGGTTTATATGATAAATTAGCCAGACCAAACTATGGTAAATATGCAGTAAGATAACAACTCACAAATAAAATAAACAAACGTTATATAGTTATGAAATTAATAGTACCAAGTACATTAGAGGAAATCAGTTTGAGCAAATACCAAACTTACTTGAAAGAGTTTGAGAAGAGCAAGAGCCAGAAAAACCAAGAGACATATTTAGGTTTAAAGATGCTAGAAATATTCTGCGAGATAACTCCAGAACAAGCCAAGCAAATAGATGCAGATGATGCAAACAAAGTAGTTAGTTTAATAGTTGATTTACTATCTGTAGAGCAACCACTAGTGGAAAGTTTTAGACTAGGTGGTATTGAGTTTGGATGGCTACCTAAATTGGATGCATTGCCATTTGGAGCATTCTTAGATTTAAACAACAATGTAGATGATTGGGATAATATGGTTACTGCAATGGGAGTACTTTACAGACCAGTAACTGGAAGAGCAAAAGATGGAAAGTATCTAGTAGAGAAATACGAGGGAGATAAGTATCACGATATACTACAACATATGCCAATGAGTGCAGTATTGGGTGCAAGGGTTTTTTTTTGGAATTTAGGCTTGGATTTAGTGATGTCTACCCTAAACTCTTTGGGCAAGGAAGCGAACAAGATGAGTTTAGTCAAGAAACTCAATTCTCAAGAGAATGGGGATGGTTTGCATCACTCGCTGAACTCGCTAAAAACGATGTTACTAGAATTGAAAAAGTTGCCAAATTAAATATGCATTTGTGCTTTAAGTTTTTAAGTTACAAAATTAGTAAGGATGAATTAAGAGCAAAGCAGTTAGAAAAAATTAACAAGAAGTATGGAAGATAAAAAAGCAGTTGAGGCATTATACAATGTAATAGACACAATAGAAAATGAACTGACAACTAATCCATTTGTAAACAAGGTTACAGTTGGTAGATTGCTGGAAGTAGACTTGGCAAAAAATACCATCTTTCCTTTGAGCCATATTATTCTGAATAGTGTAGGAAATAATGAGACAACTTTATCTTTCAATATGACAGTATTTAATCTGGATATCGTAAACGTATCAAAGGAGGGTGAAATAGGCGTTTACGGAAACGATAATACAATGTACATACTATCCAACCAACTGTATGTTATTAATCGTTTATTGAGCCGATTACGACAGTCATCAATCTACAGAGATGGTTGGGAATTAGAGGGCAATCCTCAAAGCGATGTGATTGATAAAGAGATGGAGAATATGCTTACTGGATACCAGACAGATTTTACCATTAATGTACCGAACGATATAAATAAATGCGGATGATAAAGTTAGACCATTTAAAAGATGCAATGAATGCATTTGGAGACAAGGTAGTAGCAGATGCCAAGCGTAACTTAAAAGATAAAAAGAAAGTTGATACTGGTACTCTTGAGAAAAGCGTGAAAAACAATGGAGTTATATTCCATAAAAATAGTATGACATTAAACATAGCTATGTCTGACTATGGTGCATTTGTAGATAAGGGAGTGCGAGGAGTTGGAGGAGTAAGAAAAATGACATCTGCATTTAAGAGAACAAACAACAAAGGTAAACTTTGGAAGCAGAATGGCGGAGATAGTCCGTACAGTTTTAAGGCTGGAGTGAAACCTAGTGTAAAGCATTTTATAGACTGGAGTAAGAAGAGAGGATTAAGTCCATTTGCAGTAAGAGAGTCAGTCTACCATCAAGGTATAAAACCAACTTACTTTTTAAAAGATGCAGTTGCAGATAACATAAAATTAGCACCAAGAGAAATAGCAGAAGCATTCGCATTAGATGTGAAGTCTACTGTAGATTTAATTATAAAATCAAACTTTAAATAATATGCCAGCTTATAAAATTATATCGGCAAGAAGTCCATACCAAGTAGTAATAAATGAGCCTACACAAATAAGTACAAAAGTAGAATTATTTATTTGGGCTATAGGAACTACAGAGCCAACTATTCCAACATACATAATGAGTGAATCAATTGCATCTGTAACGCAAATAGAAACAAGCTACAATATTTCGCCATTTATTTTAGAGTACATAGACAAGTATAAAACTTTTTATGATGATGTTAATTTGATTGAAGTATACGATAATGAATGTTGTTTGTTTAAATACAAAACTTATTATTCAACTGATGGCATTACGTATTATAAACTAGATGATTTTGAGGGTGTAGGTTTAAATGCATTTACAAGAGTAGAGGATGGTTACAATTATAATATAATAGTTAGCAATCAATATTGTTTATTAGCAGATGAAAACATAAAAGTAAAATGGAATACTATTATACCTTTTTATAATTTTATAATAATTGAACCAACAATTAACTATGATTTTAATTATTACGATGATACAAATACTTTAATAAATACATTTTCTTATAATCCAGCAGACATCACGTTACTATCTGTTCCATTAGTTTTTGTAAGTACAACTACAAGTGTAAGATTAGAAATTTTGTCAAATGGAAGTATATTAATTTATACAATAAATACAGAACAAATTGAAGAATGCAAATATGAGCCAAGACAATTTTGGTTTGTAAATAAATTAGGTGGATGGCAGCCTTATGTATTTTTCAAAGCCAGTACAGATACAATCAATGTAAAAGGTAGCGAGTACAACTTGATGCAAAGAGAGATAGACTATGATTACAGAAGAGGACAAAGTAAACCATTTAATATAAATGGAAGTAAGACAATGAAAGTGAATACTGGATGGGTGGAGGAAAGTGACTTTGACATTCTACAAGAGATGATGCTATCTGATACCATACTTTACAATGAAAATCCTATGACAGTTAAGTCTACTAGTTTACTCAAACAAACGTATTTAAAAGAGAGAAATATAAACTACACTATAGAGTTTGAGTATGCCAATAATCTTATAAATACAATAGTATAATGAAGTTAAGCGTAGAGGTTTATATTAAGAAAAATACAAAGGTATATGCCGGAATTGTTACTACAGATAATAGCACACCATTTTTAACTGTAACTGATTCAACGGCAAGTTATACAACTGACCAATATATAGGGCATTATATTAAAATTACTTCCGGTGAAAACATTGGCTTACTTTCTTACATTGCATCAAATACAAATACTGTATTAACTTTACAAACAGCAATTGAAGTTAATAATACTGATACATATGAAATTTATAGAAGTGATTACCAAAGATTAGATTTATTTAAAGATGAGAAAATTTCTATTACTTCGCAAATTAGCAACTCAAATGACATAGGGAAGTTGTATACAGACTATACTCAGTCGTTTTCTATTCCAGCATCAAAGAATAATAACCAAATATTATCGCATTGGTATGAAAGTTCTATCGATGAGGGTTTTGACCATAGAATGCGTTACGATGCCTATATCGAAGTAAACACGCAAAGGTTTAAGAATGGAACTATACAACTAGAGAAAGCAGATAAAAAGAATGGATTTATAGAAAGTTACTCTATTACTTTTTATGGCAATCTTACGCAGTTGAAAGATGTTATAAAAGATGACAAACTAAATACTTTAGATTATTCTGTATATAATCACACATATGATAGTGCAAATGTAAGAGGGAGAATAACTAATGCAACTACAACTGGAGATATTAAATACCCATTAATAGGAAATGCAAAAAAATACTATTACCAAGATGCTACTCACGCAAGTGATGACATTACAACACTAGCTGGTGCAGTAAGATGGAACGATTTGTACCCAGCCATTAAACTTTCAAATATATTTCTTAAGATACAAAGTAAATATGGATTGACATTTACTGGCAGTTTTTTTTCTTTGGACCAATGGAGAAAATTGTACTTGTACCTTAAGCCATCTTTGTCAATGTCAGAGCAAACGCAAAGAATACCTTTAAATTTTACAACTATCACTTCATCACCATTTACTGAAATGAATCTGACTACAGATGTGTTGAGAACAAAATGGGATTGGGTTGCTGCAAACGCAGTAGGGGACATTTATAATAAAATAGAAATTACAATAGTACCAGCGGGAGGATTTGGTGCAATACCTTATAGTGTATTTATTTACAAAGATGGAGATTTATATAATTCATATACTGGATTAACTGGTACAAGAACTGTAAGAGGGGAAACAGTAAGGAGAAGCGAAGATCCAAACTCACATAATTATACGTTTAGATTTTCATCTGATTTTACAATGAATTTTGCACCAACTGTAAAACTAACTAGACATTACAATTATATTGTTGCTGGTAATTTTTTGACATATTTAACTGTAGGTATAGCTACAAACACAAGTATGACAACCATTGGAAATATTGACATTGTTAATTATGTCCCAGATATAAAAATAAATGATTTCTTAACTGGTATTATAAAGGCTTTTAACTTAATGATAATCCCAAGAGGAAACAATACTTTTGAGTTTGCACCATTAGAATTATATTACAATGCTGGTAAGACATTAGATTTAACCGAGTATGTATATAGCCAAGATTTAAGCGTTGAAAAACCAAAACTGTACAAGAGTATTAACTTTACTTATGAAGAGAGTCCAAACATACTCAATAACGCATTTAGAGGATTATATGCACACAATTACGGAGACTTGATATATAAGTCTGAAAGGATTACAGAAAGTGCCACATACGACATAAAACTTCCTTTTGAAAATGTACTGTTTGAAGTTCCAACACAAGGCAAACTATTTCAGACTGCAACTCTTGTGGATAAAGATTTAAAACCTTATATACCTAAACCTATGCTAATCTACTGCAATGGATTAGTGACTCCATTAACTGGAAGTGATAGAATCTATTTAACCAATTCAACTGGTGCTGCAACACAAATTACAAACTACAACAGATTCTCAAATGAATATGATAGTTTACCTAGTGACACATCGCATTCTCACTTGATGACTATGAACTTTGGAAATGAACAATCAAGTTGGCTGAATGAATTAGCACCACAAGGTTTGTATTTCAGAAACTACAGAAACTATGTAAACAACCTTTACAATATTAAAACTAGAATATTAAAAGTAAAGGCATTATTGCCACCTAGTTTATTGGGGAGTACTGTCACAAATGGGAATGGAATTGCAAATGGTATTGCTTTGAATGATAGGCTAGTAATAAGAAACAAAAGATACATAATAAATTCTTTCACTACAGACTTAACAACTGGAGAGGCTAACTTTGAATTAATAACAGACTACAGAGGAATAGATGCTGCAAGTTCTGTAGGATATAGATTTGCTAATTTACCAAACATTCAAACAGACAAAGAAACAATTGACATTGATTTAGTTGTTTATCTAAATGACTATGACTATTTTAATGTAAAAGGACCAGCAGCATTATCTTTTTTATCTTATAGTGCAATATTAAATAATACTCAAGATGTTGAATTTACAATCACAGTAGCATACAATGCAACTGGTGTTGATAGAGTGGATGTAGTAGGTTTAGAATATTACAGAGATGGAGCATTAACAAATGAATATATAATAGTAACCCAAACAGCCATATGATAGAACAAATATTAAACTTATTGAAATCGGATAAGCATTACGCAGAGAGTGAACTGATAGAAATAGCAAAGGGAAAAAACAAACATCCAGAGACTTGGATGGAAGCATTTAAACAACATAACAGACTACTGAAATGGCACAAGAAATAGACATTAATTTAAACGTAAATGCTGAACAAGCAGACAAGTCTCTAGGTAGTTTAAAGAGTCAATTAAGACAAGCACAAGCAGAAGTACAAACCTTATCAGATAAGTTTGGTGCAACATCAACAGAGGCCGTAAATGCAGCTAAAGCAGCAGCACAACTAAAGGATAGGATAGGAGATGCCAAAACATTAACAGAGGCATTTAATCCAGATGCAAAGTTCAAGTCTTTAAGTGCATCACTCTCTGGAGTAGCGGGAGGATTTGCTGCGTATCAAGGTGCTATGGGATTGGCTGGGGTTGAGTCTAAGGACTTAGAGAAACAACTTTTAAAAGTTCAGTCTGCTATGGCTATTGCTCAAGGAGTCCAAGCACTAGGAGAAGCCAGAGACAGTTTTAAGCAACTTAAAGCCGTAGCTATTGATGCGTTTAATGGAATAAAAACTGCAATAGGTAGTTCTGGTATTGGTTTATTAGTTGTAGCCTTAGGAGCAGTTTATGCGTATTGGGATGACATCAAATGTGCAGTAAGTGGAGTAAGTGAAGAGCAAAAGAAACTTAATGCAGCAAGTCAGAAAAATGTAGACCAAGAGAATGAGAAACTAAAAACTATAGGTAACCAAGACAATATTTTAAAACTGCAAGGCAAGTCAGAGAAAGAAATTTTAGACATTAAAATAAAACAGACTGACGAAGCTATCGCTGCAAATAAAATAAACCAAGAGAATCAAAAACTAAATACAAAACTAGCAGTAGAGGGAGCACAAAGAAATTATGAGATGCTAAAATCTTATATCGAATTTGTCTCTATGCCGATTAGATTTTTATATGAGAATGGTGCAGCAGCAATTAACAAAGTCATAGGATTATTAAATAAGATTCCAAGCATAGATATAAAATATAATATCGATGAGAAGTTTGGAAACCAAGCGGTAGATTATTTAGCTAAGTTAGCATTCGATCCAAACAAAGTAAAAAAAGATGGCGAGGCAACTGTAAAAGCATCTCAAGACACAATTAATAAATTATTAAACGATAGAGCTGGTTACCAATTAGGAAAAAATGCTATTGATAAAAAAGCAGCACAAGACTCAGTATTAACTGAAGAGGAAAAAAAGAAAAAATTAAAAGAGTTAAGCGACAAATATAATAAGACTTTAGCAGAACAAGAGCCAGAAGCACCAGACACAACTGGACTAGAAAACAAAGCGTATATAGACGCTAAATATAAAGAGGATGAGTTAGCAAGAGAACAAGCACACCAATTAGCAATTACACAACTTCAATACGATAGTCAATACGAAAGAGATGCAAGAGATGAAGAGGCAAGACAAAGAAAATTACAAAACTTTCAAGATACAACAGAAGCAATTGGAAGCATAGCACAAAGCGGAGAGCAATTACTATCATCTATTCAAGCAACTGGATTAGCAAGAGGCAAGGCTGGACAATCTGCTATGAAAGCATTGGCATTAGTTCAAATCGGTGCAGATAGTGCTATAGCATTTTCAAAGATGATGCAAGGAACAGAGACAAGTGCAGCGGGTGCAGCTACTGGAGTACCACCACCAGCAGCACCAGCAACATACTTGGCTACTAAGATAGCATTCTATGCAAGTGGAAGTGCTACTATATTAGCAAACTTAGCAAGAGCAAAAGCATTACTTTCTGGAGGAGGTGGTGGAGGAGGTGGAGGTGCTGCATCTGGAGGCGGTGGGGCTGTCCCAGCTGCTGCACCAACATTTAACGTAGTAGGTCCAAGCGGTGCAAATCAAATCGCAGAGAGCATTGGAGGAAGAGAAACGCAACCTTTAAAAGCATTCGTAGTTGGTGGAGACGTAAGTACTCAGCAATCTTTAAACAGAGGCATAGTACAGAATGCAACACTAGGTTAAAATGCAAATAATTAATTAAACACGTTATAAAGAAATGAAAATAATCGAACTTATAATTGATGACACAATGGAACTTTCTGGAATAGATGCAATATCTATTGTGGAGAATCCAGCCATTGAAGAGAATTGGATTGCATTAAAAGATGAGCAACCAAAAGAGTACAAATTTGCAGAAGTAGACAAGGAAAAGAAAATCATAATGGGTGCAATGCTTGTACCAGATAAACCTATCTACAGAAGAGATGAGCAAGAGGGAGAGTATTACATTTATTTTAGCCAAGACACTATAAGAAAATGTATGGAGTTATTTTTTCAAAATGGTAACCAATCAAATGCAACTTTTGAACATATGGAGTCAGTTACTGGATTGACTATGGTAGAGAGTTGGATTGTTGAGGATATGGAAAAGGACAAAAGCAATCTGTATAATTTGAATGTGCCAGTAGGAACTTGGATGGGTACAATTAAAGTAAATAACGATGTAATCTGGAATGACTTTATTAAAACTGGAAAAGTAAAAGGATTTAGTATTGAGGGTTATTTTGCAGATAAGGCAAAGACTCCACTATCAAAAATAGATGATACAGAAAGTGAAATATTAGCTGGATTAGATTTATTAGAAATACAAACTTTATTAAATTATGGCAAATAAAGATTTTAGAACACCTAGCAGAACAAGTCCAAAGACAGACAAAAGAGGTTGTTTATGTCCAGACAATACATATTCTAGAAAATGTTGCGATGGCTCATTACCAGCACAAGGAATTGGACCTATATATAAAAGAGCATAATGAAAATGCAAAATAAATTTGACATTCGTTATATGTTAAGAATTAATAAATTATAAATATGAAAAACACAGAAATCTTATCACGCATAAATGCGTTACTTCATAGAAATGTGAAGTTAGAGCAACAGACTCTGGATAATGGTACTGTAATCGAAGCAGATAGTTTTGAAGTAGGGCAACCTATTTTTGCTATTGATGGAGATAACAGACAACCATTAGAAATTGGAAGTTACTTGATGGCTGATGGCAATACTCTTGAGGTGTATGAAATCGGTACTATTGGAGAAATCGCTGCAGCAGTTGCAGAAGTTGGGGAAACTGAAATGTCAGCAGAGCCAGAAGCAGAAGTTGTAGAGGAAGCAACAGAAGAGGTTGCACCAGAGACAGAAGTTGAATTGGAAGCAGTACCAACTACATTAGAGGAAATTCTATTGAAAGTAATGGAAACACTACAACCAAAAATGGATGAACTACAAGCCAAAATTGATGCTTGTATGGGAGGACAAACAGAGATGAAAGAAACTCTTTCAAGCGTTACTGCTAAAAAACCATTAACACACAAACCAGCAGAGGCAAAAGTAAATTTAGGAAAAACTAATACTGGAAAAAATTTATCTGGAACTGAAGCAAGAATTATGGCAGCATTGTCAAAATAATTAATTAAAAATAAAACTTAAAAAAATAAAAAATGGCTAATCAACCTACAATTACAACAAACTACGCTGGTGAATTCGCTGGTAAATATATCGCTGCTGCGGTATTAAGTGCGAACACAATCGCAAACAATGGAGTTACTTTAATTCCAAATGTGAAATACAAAACTAACATCAAAAAATTAGTAAACTCTGGAATTGTTGCAGATGCAACTTGTGATTTTACTGATGCTGGTGTAGTTACTTTATCTGACAAAGTTCTTACAGTTGCAGAAAAACAAGTAAACTTACAACTTTGTAAAACTCCATTCCAACAAGATTGGGAAGCAGTAGCAATGGGATATTCTGCTTACGATAACTTACCTACAACTTTCTCTGATTTCTTTATTGCAAAAATGTTGAAAGACATCGCATTAGATACTGAAACTTTCTTGTGGAATGCTACAAATGGTTTAGGTAAATTGCTTAAAACTGATGGAGCAACTGTAATTGCTACTCCTTTGACTATTACATCTGCAAACGTAATCGCAGAGATGGGAAGAGTAGTAGATGGAATTCCAGCTGCATTATATGGCTCAGAAGACTTGAGAATCTATGTATCTCAAAACGTAGCAAAAGCATACGTAAGAGCATTAGGTGGATTTAGTGTTGCTGCAACTTCAAATGCTGGGGTTGGTGCTAACGGAACAACTTGGTACAATGGTGGAGAGTTGACATTTGATGGTGTTACTGTATTTGTTGCAAATGGTTTACCAGCTAACACAATGGTTGCTGCTGAAATTTCTAACTTATTTGTTGGATTCGGTTTAGCTGATGATGCTAACGTAATCAAAACGATTGATATGGCAGACATCGACGGAAGCAAAAATGTTAGATTTATCGCAAGATTTACAAGAGGTATCCAAGTAGGAATTGGTGCTGACTCTGTTACTTACGGAATAGCATAATTAAATTAAATGCCTCTCTGTAATAGGGGAGGCTATTTATTAACTTTTAAATAAAAAAAATATGAGTACTTGCTTAATGGCTACTGGCCGGAAGTTACCGTGTAAGGACGTAGTCGGTGGGATTAGAACAGTTTACTTTGCTGACTATGGTACACTAGGTACATTGACAATAACTGCTGGAACATTAACTGCGGTTAGTGGCTCTGGTACAAACTGGTATAAATACGATGTAAAAGGAGGAAATAATTTGGAGCAAACTATTACATCTAGTGATGAGAATGGTACTACTTTTTATGGTCAGACTGTTACTGCCGTATTAACAAAAATAGATGTTGCAACACAAGTTGAATTGCAAAAGATGATTTCTCAAAGACCACACGTATTTGTTGAGGATAACAATGGAAATTACTTTGCAGTAGGTTTGACAAGAGGGTGTAATATCAATGGAAGCGTATCAACTGGTACTGCATTAGGAGATATGAATGGATATACTTTGACAATTACTGGCGAAGAGCCTATTCTTGCACCATTTGTATCTGCTGGAGTAGTGACTGCACACGCATCACCAACTCAGATAACACCATAAGGTAAGCAGCTATAGAGGTATCTTTGGTATAGAAAGGGATTGATTTTTTCAGTCCCTTTTTTTATTTGCAAAAAAATAAATTAATGCGTTATATATCTATGACAGTAGTAAACCAAGATAACACAACACAGACTTTTATAACTATTCCAAGAGGGTATATTGATGGCGATATCTTAACTTTAAGAGTAAGAGATGAGCAAACAAATGTATCTCTTGACTATACACCAACACAAGTATATCCAAATGTATTTGATTTAGTCTACATAGATGCTGAATTAGACTGTTTATACGAGGCTGGATTCTTTGAATTAAGCGTACTAAATGCATCTAGTGATATATTGTATAAGGACAGACTATTTTCTACAAACCAGAGCATTGAAAACTACTCAATAAACAATAATAAATATCTAGCAATAGAAACTTATAACAACGATTATATCGTTATCCAATAATATGAGAAAAAAAGCAGAAATAAAACCTAAAAATACTGGAATTGGTGTAGTCAGTTTAGCTACATACACGAGTCCAAAAATATTAGAAGTAAGAAACCAAGAATGGATTTCATATGGAGAGGATAATAATTATTTTGGGTACATTCAAGACAGAATTAATGGTAGTCCAACCAACAATGCTATTATAAACGGAATTAGTCAAATGATATTTGGGCAAGGTTTAGATTCTACAGATGCACAAATTAAGCCAGAAGACTATGCACAAGCAATGTTATTATTTGATGACAATACAACAGAGAGATTGTGCTATGATTTAAAAGCAATGGGACAATGTGCTATTCAAGTTGTTTATTCTATTGATAGAAGCAGAATTGTAGAGGTAAACCATTTTCCAGTTGAAACTTTAAGAAGCGGAAAATGCAATGAGGATGGAGATGTTGAATTTTATTTTTATTCTGACGATTGGACAAAGGTAACTAGACAATATCCACCAACACCAATTCCAGCATTTGGAACAAGTAATGAGCAAGAAGAGATACTATACATAAAACCATACAAAACTGGATTTTATTATTACTCACCACCAGATTGGCAAGGAGGATTGCAGTACTGCGAATTAGAGGAGGAAATAAGCAATTACCATCTTAACAATATTATGAATGGTCTTGCTCCTAGTATGTTAATTAATTTCAACAATGGAACTCCTACAGAGGATGAGCAAAGAGATATTGAGAGAAGTATAACCCAAAAGTTTTCTGGAACTTCAAACGCTGGTAGATTCATTTTATCTTTTAATGACTCTAATGACTATGGTGCAACTATTACTCCAGTACAATTATCGGATGCACATAACCAATACCAATTTTTGAGTGATGAGTCTATGAGAAAGATAATGGTAGCACATCGAGTAATCTCGCCAATGCTATTAGGCATCAAAGATAATAGCGGATTTGGTAATAATGCAGATGAGTTACAGACTGCAACTATTTTAATGCAGAATACAGTAATAAAACCATTTCAAAATTTACTAATAAAGTACTTTGATACTATACTAGCGTATAATGATATCAATTTAAACCTTTATTTCAAAACTTTACAACCATTAGATGCCACAAATGAGTTGACTATCTCTGAAAAATCAACTACAATTATAGATGGTATTAATTCATTAAGTCCACTAGTAGCAAATAAGGTACTTGAGAGTATGACTGCTGACGAAATTAGGTCTCTGGTAGGCTTAAAAGCATCGATTCAGCAAGTAGTACCACAACAAACATTAAGTGAAGACCACGAATGCTTTGATATTAACTCTTTTAATGGGGAAGTAGTGACAGATGAATGGGAACTAGTAGACAAAAGAGAGTTTGACGAGGGAAATAGTGAGATAAAAGAGTGGGCAAAATCAAATATTACTGCAAAAGAGGAGACAAAACTTGGTGGTTTTATTAAAAGTAAGCCAAGCGAAGCAAGTTATTTAGATGAGAATCTTTATAAAGTTAGATATGAATATGCAGAGAAATATAGCAGTAGCAATTCTAGGTCATTTTGCGTTAATATGATGGCAAGAACTGCATCTGGAGTAGTATATCGCAAGGAGGATATAGATATGGCTTCGTTTACCGGTGTAAATAACGAATTTGGACATAATGGAGAAAACTATTCTTTATTCAGATTTAAAGGCGGAGTAAATTGTGGGCATATTTGGAATGAAAACCTATACAGATTGAAGACTAAAACAGATGGTACACCATATGCAGACAAATCTTTGTCATCTAGTGAAGAGGTTGCAAGTATAGATGGATACAATCCAACACCAGCGGGTTTAAATGATGCAGTAGTAGCACCAATAGATATGCCATACAATGGACATCATCCAGAATGGATAGCAAAAAACAAATAAGAGATGGCAACAATACTATTTATAACACAGACAGACTTAAAAGCAAACACTATCTTGAATGGTAATGTAGATGCAGACTTATTTATGCAGTTTATTAAGATTGCTCAGCAGATGCATTTACAGAATTATTTAGGTACTCAGTTGTACAATACTATCACAGATAAAATATATACCAATACTCTAAGCGGAGATTATTTGGCATTAGTAAAAGACTATGTGCAACCTATGTTAATACATTTTGCTATGATTGATTATCTTCCATTTGCTAATTACCAGATCCGTAACGGAGGAGTATTTAAACATCGTAGTGAAAACTCGGAAACACCAAGCAAAGAGGAGTTAGATATCTTAGTACAGAAGCATAGAACATTTGCAGACTTTTATGCAAGTAGATTTATTGACTATATGGGAGTATTTGCTGCATCTATGTTTCCAGAATATTGGACCAATAGAAACGCAGATATGTTTCCAGACCAAAAAGCCACACCTTGTAACTGGGTACTATGAAAGAGAAAAACAAATTTATAGCGTACAAGATAAAAAAAGAAAATATCCAAAAGGTAAAGGAATATTTAAGCAAACAAACTAAAAAGAAATGAGTTACAATTTTACACATATAAAAGGAGATACATTTGACCAAGTACCATTTGAGATACTTTTAAATACAGTGCCAATAGATTTAACTGGTGCAGTAATTAGAATGCAGTTAAGAAGCGAATGCGGAGGCTTGGTTGCTTTATCTTTGACATCTGTAGCAAGTGCTGGTATTACAATAACTAATGCCTTAGATGGCTTATTTAAGATTAATAAGCAGATAATAGATATTGCTGCTGGGAATTACTCTTATGATTTAGAAATACGTTTTGCTGACAATACAGTCAAGACTTGGTTAAGTGGTTCATTTTTAATTCTTTGCGATATAACAAGATAAGATGGCAGATATAATTGACTTAAATATATTTCCTACTATTGAGACTATTGATATTACAGTAACCACTACAGTTGACAATGTAGTAGTTACTTTAAACCCAGCAGTTGACAATATAGACTTTAATATTACTCCTAATTTGATTACTATAAACGTAAACACAATTAGCGGTGGTGGTGGTAGTCAAAATTTACAAGAGGTAACTGATTTAGGAAATACTACTACAAATGATATCCAGTTAATTAATGATGCAGAAGTAATATTTGGTGCTGGAGGTGGTGTATTATTAGATAACGCATCAAGATTAAGAGAGGGAACTATTGATGCTGGAAATGGTGGCTCAAAAGGTATTGCTCAAATTTGCGGAGTAGGTTACGAATTAAAGTGGGAAGCTGGTAGACAATATGTAATGAATGGCAATGGAAATGCTATTCGTGAAGTACGTTATAATTTTGATATTACACCATCTGCAACTGATGATACAACAAAAGGATTTTATGTTGATTCTAGATGGTTATTAGATAATGGAGATTTATATATTTGTACTGATGCAACAACTGACAATGCAGTTTGGGAGTTATTACGAAATGAAGTTCAAACACTTCAACAAGTAACTGATAGCGGAAATGAAACTACAAATGAAATAAAAGTAAAAGGAAATATAATATCTACTTATTTTGATAATGACGAAACTAATGGTTATGTAAAATTAGATAGTGGAGCAATAAGATTAAAAGCACCATCAATGGATGGTGGTGAAGCTCTTATATTAGCAACATTTATAGAAAATGGCGAAAATCCACAATTTGAATTGCCAAATAAACCAAGTGGAGGTTATTATTTTGCTACTACTGACGATATACCTTTAATA